ACCTGTCCACATTGCGGCAAGACTGGTCAAAAGGCGGCGATGTATCGGTTCCACTTCAATAAGTGTAGGTCAAAGCCCTAGTTTCTTCGCATTTTTGCGATATCTTCGGCATCCTGCCTAGACGATACTGGTTGCAGACACGACTTGTGTAGCACGGCAACACCTATAATCTTAGTACCGGTATAGACATTTTCCTTACGAGCAAAACCAACACCGACACCAATGCCGCTCTCATACTTAGGAGCCTGGCGGACAAAGGTTGTAGCCTTCATAGGCTCCTTAATAATACCACCGAGCTTGGGCTTATACTTGCCCTGACGATATGCAATATATTCGTCAAGCGTTTTGGGCTTGAGACCATACTTCTTCATCTGCTTGTTGTAATCATTAAGCTCCATAGCCATCTTGTGATATTGGCTATCGGACAGTTTCTTCCTACGCTTACTAGTAGAAAGCGTGGTGAACTGGGGACCTAAAAGATGCATAGTCATAGAATGTCTCCTTACAATTACTCTTGTAACATATTATGAGGAGATTGTCAACTGATAAATTGTCCCAACCGTAGATCGGCTCACTCGTCTGGAAGTATGTTTCTTGGCATACTCAAGATATGCCTCCGCGTCTTCACGCTTACTAAACAGATAGTGATCATTATGGTGTGCGTCTATATTGCAGTCACCCAAAAAGCATTGTGTCTCATATTTGCCATCTTTGTCTGTATAATCAAATGCTCTAAATCTATCTATGTTATGCAGGTTGTGAACATTTGCCATTTCAGTCAAGAATGAGTTTGGTCCCAAACCATGAACCAAATATAATGTCTGCCCAAGAAAAGCAAACAACAGTTCCTTGTCAGTGGTGATAGCACCTTTGGGAACGTTATTCATCTTTTAGCTTCTTCCACATATATTCACGTTCGCAGTACCATTCATCTTCATGCCCTGCCCAGTCATGCCAGCGAACTCTCCAAGCCTTCTTGAACCATATTGATTCTCCGGATTTTTTGCACCTGCGAGGTAATAGGCATAACAATTTGTCTTGCTGCTCATGAAACCAATATGGACCATCGTCAAGTAAAGGTGCCATTATAATTCTCCTGCCAATCCGCAATAACCGTGTTCACCTGTATAATCAGGAACTGGCTTACCGTTCGCTACAAATTCAATCAATGGATCTTTAACCCATCTCCACATCATACAGTCACTTGCGATACAACGGCAATGCCCAATGTTGCTTCTATTGTCAGTACGATTGAATGAACCATTAGAATGATATACTCTTGAATGGGGACACCACCGTTCTCTGGCTTCTTCTTCTGTCACGACCACCTCAAGATAAAGAAAGTAAGGTCTTCGGGACTCTTAAACACGACACGACACTTATCAGTCATACCTTTTGTTCTATAAGTAGCATATGGTTTCAGTGCTATTTCACGATCAATGTTACTCTTGACTTCCCTAATAAAGTTTAACCACCATTGAGGAACATCTATCTCACATTCGCCATTCATCCTAATCCAATACCAAGTTTTGAGATTGTAGGAAAGTTTCACGAGTACCTCAACACAAAAAGAGTATAATCTTGTTCACTGTTAAAGTCAATAGCAATACCAGTGCGATGAGGCAAGGTCCTAGCCTTATGAGGAAATTTACGATTCCAAGTATCTACCCAATTACCTTGCCAACTTGTTATCTGCTGATAATTCCATTCAGCTAATTCATCGTGGCAATTTTTCCACCACTTTGGGCGTTCATCAAACTTAACGGGAAGAATATATGTATACATTATGCCAGAACCTCTTGAACGTGCTTACAAGTCTTGCGAAAACCATATCCCGGGCAAGTGCAAGTAGCCTTACCATTCTCCTTAGTCACGATATAGGTATTACCCTTACTACCCTGAACAGTGATAGTTTCACGATTGCTCTTGACAGGAGTATATTCAACAGTAGCGTCATTGACTGCTACGATACGCTTCATATTGATACGACGAAAGGGGAACTTGGGATTGCCAGTCGTGATGCCAATCTCGTCATTTTCAAAATACTTTTCACGCATAATGGTGCCAGTATATTCCTCAAACTCGGGACCTACATAACCATTTGCATAACGATCACGAACATCGTAAAGCGCATTGCGAACCTTGATCGTGACAGTCTGACCTACAGTGAGCATAACAAAACCTCGTTCTGAACTTATAGATTCACTATATGCCCAAAACGAGGTAATGTCAACCTTTATTTTGTAAAAATCTTTGGTAGTTGTCTAATTTTCCATAGTCTTTGAGACCTTTTCGCAATATCTCTTTTATGCCTGATTGACCACCGAATTCAGCAAATAGTTGGTTTTGATCTAACTCAGGAACAATGTCTGCAATCCATTCGATTAAGGTATCCCAGTTGTTATGTTCAAGCACAGCAGCAATGATATCAAACGCTTCTTCCGATATTAGATAGAACAATTCGTCCATCACTTTTGCGCGTTCTTCGTCACTAAAATGTTGTGTTGGTTCTTCCGAACTCTTGGGAACAAAAGTTTTTTCGGGATTGACAACGGTAAAAGCAGAATCAGGGATAGAACGAAGCCACTTGCGAAGTGAAGGGATGTTGCTACCTTCATATCCTTTGTGGCTAAGCAATTCGTATAACCGAATAGTTTCGCCTACCCGATTATAAATCACTATTACCAAACCATCTTTTAAATTAATGTGAGCGTGACTATAGCCAGCTAAAGGATCGCCAGTAAAAGGTTTGTCTCTTTTACCAAACTTTCTACCTTCCAATTTAGCATCACAGAATGCTAACATTTCCTCAGGAAGATCAGGATATTTTTTAATAAACCGGGTATAGTTGCTTGCAAACTTAGGAGTTATTGCAAATGCGTTAGGCTTAGCAACTATTTCAAATAAGCGCATCAGTAGGTATGACCATACTTCTTTGCAACGCTTTCGGGCATGTCAATGAGTTTCCCATTATACCAAACATACACATTCTTTTCAACTGGCTGTTCTTCACCAGATTCACGCAGCATAAGAAGCTTCTGGCGCGCCCTTTCATTGAGAGCTTTGAGTTTTTCGCGCTTTTCTTCGGGAGTCATATACATTCTTTCTGTGATTAATAATGTATATTTATCACGATTTGCCCATTCTGTCAACCAAAAACTGTTACTTTTCTAGACAAACATACTTGCGAGGAGCATCATACTTCATATTGAATTCAAGGACCTCCTTCAACACATCACGGGGTAATGTATTATATGGATCAAGTCTTTGCTGATATACCTGCCGAATAGCGTTCTCACACTGATTCTTGGTGTTAAAGTCACCCAAAACGGTGTTGGTTAATAGTGCAACAAGAACAAACATAAGTGTTTCCTTAAGATTTAAACTGTCTTTTTATCAACAGTGTCATAAATGAACGAACGATAAAATTCATCGTTGGGCGTAGACGGCTTAAGATATAGGTGCTTAAGCATATCAATGTTGTTGGAACTGGCTCTCACTGTATAATCAGTGTGTTCGCTATCATTCCAAAGTCGTAGTTCATAACGCATTATATAATCTCCTAGCAGTTATATGGCTTACCATCTGTCTTTAGATGGGGGGTAATTGATCCGCCATATGAATTTGTCATATAGATATATTCAACGTGGTCGCGACACACCAAAATTGCGTCATTAACTCGCGCTTGAAGTGAGTCTTGAGCTTTACCACAGCCGGTAAGCAATAGCGGAATGATTGCTGCAACTGAAAGCGTGATAATACAAGATAGCTTCATTATACAATCACCTTAACGAAAACGGTAGGGGAAAACAAGCTGTTCGTCAATATAGACGGTCTTGCCATCACTGGTGCGAATGATGATATCCTGAATATATTCCTCAGGATCGTCAGTACGAGCAACGAACGAACCAATAACCTGAGTCATATCGCCGCGGTCGTTATGAACCCAACCTTCAACAATGTCACCAACCTGAAACATAACAATCTCCTGTCTGTTGAATATAGATTAACACTATACTATTTTTAGTATATTGTCAACCTTTTTAGTGCCTAAAATAACGCGGTTCGCCCCTAGTATACCTAGCTGGAACATCGCCCTTGATAATTTCAAAGAGCCGTTTCTTTTCAAGTCCTAACCAGTCACTGGCGAAAAACTTAACTTCATACCCATATCGGGTACCATCACCGCTTCCACCACCACCGGTATTAACGCCAATCTGTTTGAACATATCGCTAGTGGACAAGACAAAGTTGTGACTGACCTGAAACTCAATACGACCTTCCCAACCAGGATATCCAGTTGGCTTATCTTTTTCTCTGCCCCAGTTAGTTAGACCATTACGAGGACAGCTATGACTGTTACTAACATTATCATTCCAGCGAACATCAAGATAAGTGATCTTCACCCAAAACTTCTCACGAAGATGTTCTCTACGCTCACCCCAACGATCACGACCATTTTGGATAACACCATCAAACAGGAATTCTGGATGAGTCTCAATCCAATCAACAATCTTTTCAAAAGATGGCTGATTGATAAGCTCTTGAAAGATACGATCACGAATGTTGTCACGGATCTGGCGATGAATACGATCTTCACGAAGAATACGAAGATGATTCACATAACCCTTCTTGGTACCGAAAACCTCTCCGGTCCAAGGACAACGAAATGCAGTGGCAATCTTGGCATCATCAACGGGGATGATTGCACCATTGTGCTTATATGCTTTAATTTTGGGCATTAGTCGGTCTTTCTACTGCAGGATCGCTATCAGCTACACCTTCTTCATAACCGGCTTCCCAAGCTTGACGAGCAATAGACTCGTAACGCCAAGGATCGTCATTGCTGTAATGAAACTGCGGAACAATTTCCTGCTGGAACCATTCATCAAAGGTCATATCACTATCTCCTTGCTATATATTTGTTATAGCATTTTGGGTAAACAATGTCAACCGTTAATTTACCTAAGGTAAACAGGAAGTTTAAAAAGATAAATAAAAGTGTAGTTCGCGGATCTGGACAATCCCAACTACTCTAAGAGCTAAAGAGGAGCTATCAGCAATGAATATTTATTACGTATACGCCTACCTAAGATCAAAAGACTCTAAAACTGCTAAAGCAGGAACTCCATATTATATTGGTAAGGGTAAGGGAAATCGCATACGTAAAAAACACTCTGTTCCCGTGCCTGATGATCCCGTATATATAGTGTTTCTTGAGCGGAACCTCACTGAAATAGGGGCCCTTGCCTTAGAGAGAAGAATGATTAAGTGGCACGGTCGTAAAGATAAGGGAACTGGAATTTTACATAATAAAACAGATGGAGGACAAGGGTTCAGCGGCGTCAAGAGAAATCCAAACACGACAAACAAAATCCTTGAAACTCGTAAGAAAAACGGAACCTGGTCAACTATAACTCCTGAATCTATTGCAAAAAGAACAGCTACTAGGAAGTTAAACGGTTATCGTTTTACAGTGGAGTCCGAAAGAAGAATGAGAGAAACAAAGATTAAAAACGGAACCTACAATTCAAACTCACCTGAATCCACTGCTAAGCGAATAGCTACCAGGAGAAAAAAAGGCAACTATAAACAAACACCTGAATCTATTGCTAAAATGTTAGAAACAAAAAGGCGCAATAAAGAATTAAGAGTTTTGGGTATTACTTGACTTAAATAGTATCCCGAACAAAATCAAAAGGCCCCACGCTTGTAGCCATCCAATTTCCTTAATACCAGGAATAGCAGCAACTAGACAGATATTCCAAAGCCACATAACCGGCAGACTCATAATCAACCCAATGATTACGATTGCGAGAATTCCAAGAACTGCAATACCAAATATTGCACCAACCTTATCCATTACATTACCTTTCTCAATTGTAGTTTTTTGCGTGACCCCGCCGGGAATCTTATAGTGTATCATTGAACAATCTCAAAATTATCATTCAGCCAACGCTTATCGCCGGTCTTAACGCTTTCAATCCACAGCATAGTGGGCTTGGGAGTAAGTGAGGATTCGATCACTCGCCATTCGTCACCGTGTTCATTAATTCGGTTCTTACCGTGTTTGGTAATACCCTTAAGTTTGATAATCATACTAGATGTTTATACTCTTCTGGCATGGTCTTGTCAACCAACTCTTGCAGTAAATGTTTACGATCAAAGAAATTATCCTCATAATATACACGAGAATATTCTTCCTGAATCATCTTGAAAACATCTTCAAGCTTATGCTTGAACATTTTCTTGCGAATATAATTGCGAACAATGTTTTCACGAATACTCACTTTGCTACCCTCCGCTCAATTAGCATACTGCAAGCGGTATTTTCATCGGGCCAAAAGTGAGTGCATTCGCCGTTCTTTTGATACTTTAAAAATTCAATGAGAACATCGCCAAGAGAATTGTAGCGTTCTTTAGCCATCTTGTTGACTATACGCAATGCGTGATTAGTATCAGTTACCATCATTATTCTCCTTGCGAAGCTTAACGCGATACTCAATCTCCTTACGAACCTCAGGAAACTGAATCATCAGTGTGTTTAGAGTGGACTCAAAGTATCCAGCAGAGTATGCAAACTTCGATTCTGTTGGCACGGATGCAGTGTCAATGAGATAATTAAGTAACTCATAGTTGGACATAACACTAACATCAGTCATCTTACATACTCCAGTAGGATTCGGAATCGGGACGGCAGCTCCAAGGAGTGTCAGCAGCGATACGCACATCCTTGCCACTCATTAGACTCTTGACAGTGATATACTTTTCAGCATATTCAATGCGAAACTGCGAAGAAGGATAACCGCTATTACGAAGCTCATTGACTTCACGATCCATTGCAGCATCGTTGGGACGATTATAATCGTAGGAGCCTACGAAACGCTCACCATTCTTGCAACGACGATCAAGACGATAAATCTTAAGAGTATATTCCATTTCGTATCTCCGTTTCATCAGCTTATAATTTACTATAGACAAAAAGGTACCCGAAGTCAACCAAAAAGTGACCTCGGGTACAAGTTTTTTTACTAATTACTTCTGCGAAGCAATAAGCTGATTGAGAGCCTCAACAAGCTTTTCGGGAGTCAGAGTGCTAGCTTCACGCTCAGCAGCTTCCTGCACACTCTTAGCAAACGCCTCGTCAACCTTATCCTTATCGATTTCGTCAACGATTTCATAGCGGCAAGCACGGCCCTTGCTATCATTGTAGTCAGTAGGAATGCTGACAACATCGCGAGGATTGATCTTGAGGATGATCGTGCGGTCACCGTGAAAGCTACGCAGATACTCCTTAGAGCAGAAGTGCAGACCAGTAGAGCAAGTGCGGTTCTGATCATCGTCTACAAGATTGCGCTCCATAGAAACTACAGTAACACCGTCGACAACTTCAACAGTAACTTCGTTGTTCTTACCTGCATTTTCTGCAATAGCAGCCTTATCCTCGTCAGTCAGATAGACAGCGGGCTTGTTAAGCACAGTGCCCGAATGACAATCAAGATAGTCACCACGAACCTTCTTGTAAGCGAGGAAGCAACCATCCGGGGTAATCGGAAGAGTGTTCTTCTCAAGGAAGCCATAGAGTTCGTTGACAGCCCGCTTGCTCGGATTCTGCATCAGATTCTCCATAAAAGCAACAAGCGGCTCAACAGGGAAGTCTTCCTGGATCATAGCAACCATACGCTTGGTGAGAGCATTGTGCATTTCACGACCCTTCCAGAAGATAGTATCTCCCTGGATCTCAATGTTGCCCTGACCGAAATTGATCACAGCCTTCTTGGGTTCGATGATATCCTGAACAGTTTCCCACTCACCTGCCTTGATAGCATTGAGCAGCTTATTATAAGCAATATGGCTCTTACTGATAGTATGCGGCGTAGTGCCGATAACCACAGTGATGTTAGAACCCTGGACAATATACGGAAACGACATTTAAATTACCTTTCAAAGAGAGTTTAGAGAATTAATTAATAACACACTTACACAACAATGTCAACACTTAAATAGCCTTATAAGCATCAATAGCATTGATATATTCAGCAATTGCCTTCGTATCACGATAGTAACGGCTGAGTTCGTTAAGGAGAGGATAACGCTGCTGAAGGTCTTCCATTTCCTTCTTGTACTTAGCAACTTCATCGGTCACATTAACATTTCCTGCTTCCACCTTATAGATGGTGCACAGAGTCTGGAAGCCCCTACGAGTATTTGCGCTAGATGCCTTAACACCAACAAACTCGTTAAACAGCTTGAGATAAGGACTATCACTGTTCAATTCATTCTGAATATAGTTGTGCCTAAAGAACGAATCGAAGTCAATAGCTTCCTTAATTACACTCTTAACATCAACTACATTCGGCTGGGTCAGCTTATCAGCTACATATGTATCAAGATCAACCCAGTTCTTCTTGCTCTGAATAGCCTTAAGATCACTCTTACGAACACCATAAACAGTTTCAGTAAGAACACCACTATCAGCAAGAGCGGAAGCAAAAGTCTTCATATCATATGCCCTAGCAACACCTTCGCACCGAAAACCAGTAAGCGGAAGATAGTAGTAAGTCTTGCTATCGTCAAACGAATCAATCGCGCCGGCATCGCGCCAGACCATATCCTGGCTATTCATATGCCCAAGATTGTTACGGCGCTCAAGCTTGAGGATAGAGATATTCTTACCCAAACCCTTAGCGCGTTCCTTCTCCATAAGAGTAGAAGCCTTACGAATCTGCTTCTTGGGCGGATTGGAAAGTGCCTTGAAGAAGCTGTCAAGCTTCATGTCCTTAGCCTTTACAGCCTTTTCGAGGACATAAACATAATCATTATTTCCAACATCATCGGAGTTTTTCCAATGATACTTAGCGCGTTCCTGCGCACCAACCCTAGTGTCATTCACGACAAACTGGGTATTCTTAGAAACAGCAATCGACCAGTGCTTTTCATAGTGACCAGTTTCGTTATTGTAAATGTTCTCCAAATTAATACGAGAAGCAGTATTAGAACCATATCCGTGATTAATGTAGAAACCACGAACAACAAGATTATACTTCTTTTCCAGAGTCTTTTCGTCAAACAGAAACTTCTTAGTGCGATTATAGCGATTATTGGTAATCAGTTCAAAGCCAGTGTCAGTTACATACTTCTGCGTAGCAGCAGCCCAAAGATCACTGTTCAGCTTCTTCTCAAGAATATAAGCCTTTTCCCAAGCATTCTTGACACTAGCAACTTCTTCGGCAACACGATCAGCAAGCACACTATTCAGTGCTTCAAGCTTTGCCTTGATAGCAGCAACAGTTTCAGGAATGTAGGAGAGACCTTCACGAGAAGCCTGAATGTCAAGTTCACCAATGTTAAACTCAATAGTCAGACCACAACGCAGAAGGTGACCAACTTCACCGAGGTCCATATTGCTGGGAACATCAAGCGGATATTCAATGTTACCCATAACAGCAACGCTACGACCATGAGTGTTAGTGTGGACACCAGGAATAATGTCACGATCTTCGTAGTTAGGATCAATGAACGAGAACTCGCCGGCACCGCCAGACACCACCGGACGATTCTTGAAATGCTTGTAAACGTGGCGAGCTTCTTCCTGAAACTTGCGGAAGTCATAACTATCTTCAACTGCAAAACGGATCTCAACACCAGTAGGTTCGTTACTAGCTTCCTCGCCCATCGGAGCAATGCTAGGAACACCCTCTTCATTGATGAATGCAGTAAACACACGCTTGATGCCATTCTTGACAGCAACAATAGTGAAATTGTCGGTATAGCTGAACGCACTCTTAGAACCCAGCCCAAGACCACCGATCAGTTCGTCGGTAGCAGTCTTGGTAGACTCAAAGTAAGTGGTGAAAATGTTACGAACTTCCTGTTCGTCAAGGCCCACACCATAGTCGCGAACACTGAACCAGGGCTCAAGAGTGTTGGGAAGGTGCACATCAAAGGGCACATCGCTACGACCTGCTTGAGTATGCGAGTCATCAGCGTTACAAGAATATTCACGGATAATAGCACGGACCTTGTTAGCATATAGGCCCGAACTAAGAATGCTAAATGCCTTAGCACTGTTGCGAATGCGGAATTCACCTACCTGTCCGACATTACTAAGAATAGGTTCGCTAGTAGCGTTCTTGATAATCATTGTGTCTCTCTGTCTTGAGTTAATATATTACTTATAGCATTTTGGGTAAGTGGTGTCAACCGAAAAGTTGCCTAATTAAGCAATAAGAGAATCAACAAGGTCCTGCTTAGAACCAAATGCATCTTCGACCGGGACAAAACCGTGACATGTGGCATACGCTTCACGACCCTTACCGAACGGAGTGAACAGTTCTTTCTGTTGATCAGTGCAAGCCCAATCTTCGTGGGCATTTTCAACTACGATACGAGCAAGGACCTTTGCACTGTGAATGCGGTCGTTGCGAATGTAGTAGATAATCTGTTCGAGGTCAAACTTAAACATTCAGTGTCTCCTTGCTATATATTTGTTATAGCATTTTGGGTAAGTGGTGTCAACCACTTTTTTCCAAATTCTGCAAAAAAGTTAAAACTTCTTCCTCACTGTTGTAGATACCGTGATGATTAATAGGGTATTTCAATGCTACATGTATTTGATTACCAAACTTGCGTATGATGCCATAACCAGGATAGCGTCCTGAACCAGGCGCACGGTTGTTCCACCGAGTGCGTCTATAACTCGTCCAAGGGAATGGCTTGCAATCATACTCGGTTCCGAGCAATTCAGCACACTTATGATAAAAGGTTTCGTTATCCATTGTTATACTCTATCAGTAAACAATAGATATGTCAAGCGAAATGATAAATAAAAGTGTAGTTCGCGGAGGTGAGATTCCCAACTACTCTAATACTGTTAAGGAGTATCAGCAATGACTATTTATTATGTATATGCCTACCTAAGAAAAGATGGAAGCCCTTACTATATCGGCAAAGGCAAGGATGATCGTGCTTCAAGAGGCAGGCACGATGTTGCTATACCAAATGATCCTAGTCGTATTGTATTTATGGAAACCGGGTTAACAAATGTGGGCGCTTGTGCATTGGAACGCCGGTATATTCGTTGGTACGGTAGAAAAGATATCGGAACCGGCATACTGCGTAACAAAACCGAAGGCGGCGATGGCGGAAAGACGATCAGTACTGAACATCGCCGCCGGATCAATAAACAGTTATGGGAGGATGGCGCATTCAATAATAGACCTGCACCATCCAATGCCACAAGAGAAAAAATATCAAATAAGTTAATGGGCCGGCCCGCCCCGTTAACGGAAGCCGGACGAGAACGAAAACGAAAAGCAACGCTATTGGCCTGGAGCGACCCCGAACAGCGCAAAACCCGAATAGAAAATATTAAAAAAGCAAGATCACTTAACCCTACTACACACACTGCGGAAACTCGTAAAAAAATAGCAGACGCATTAAAGAATCGCAATACTGACAGAAATATATATTATAATGATCCTAGGCACTGTGCTTGCTGCGGCACGGAGCTTGCATATGAAAAACGAAACAACAATACTTGTAGTAGGTCGTGTAGTAAAGTTCTATATCACCGAACCACGATCAAATAACCACTAAGGTTATAAAGGTAAAAGACCGCCACTCGCTCAACTTCATCTATCGCAGGGCGATGAAGTTCAAGGTCGACATGGCGATCTTTAAGGTGTTCGAGTATCGTTTTCATAGATTGACATTACACTACTTTGGGTAAGCTGTCAACCTAATCCTATCTATTATTTTAGCTTGCTGCGACTCAGACAGTCTGGACCAACTTGCAATCTCATCAATGGTTCTCCCGCATCCTTTACAGATGCGGGAGTCATTCAGCTTACAAATATCGATGCAAGGTGATTTTACCACTCAATCTTCCAACCATTGTAATCAGGAAACCTAGACCGCAGCATTCTAACTTCATCTTCTACTGCTGTCCCTGACCAACCTTCATAACGATAGGCTACTTTGAATACCCCGTCTTTATAGACATTCACTACATAGTCTAGCATTTTACTGGTTCCAGGAGACGAAAGTTTTTGTATTTTCAACATAATCATTCTCCCTTCGTAAGTATTTAGCTATTTTACGCAATCAATGTGTTATGTCAAGTGTTTTCCTATAATTTTCGTCAAATGTTAATTTGCAAGGTGACCAGTTACAAGCGTGACTAACTAGTTTGTTGCAAATATTACACTTAATTTTAGTCTCGGTTTTTGAGGATTTTGTCAATAAGCCCATAGTCTAGTGCCTCCTGCGCACTCATAAAATAATCTCGTTCCATATCCTTGCTTAGGTCCTCAAAAGTCTTACCCTTGCTGTTATGTGTAACATAGATTTCAGTAAGATTCTTCTTCATTGCGAGGATTTCACGAACCTGAATTTCCATATCAGTTGCTTGGCCCCTTGCACCACCGCTTGGCTGGTGAATCATATGGCGAGCATTAGGTAGCATATAACGCTTTCCTGCTGCACCGGCTTGAGCAAGCAATGAACCCATACTGCAAGCCTGTCCCATAACAATAGTGGTAACATCAGGCTTGATAAACTGCATGGTATCGTAGATTGCCATTCCAGCAGTTACACTACCGCCCGGGCTATTAATATATAGGCTAATATCCAAACTAGGATCTTCTGATTCCAGGAAAAGTAATTGGGCAACGATTAAGTTTGCCATCTGATCGTGAACTTCGCCCTCAAGCAAGATAACACGTTCGCGTAATAGTCGGCTATAAATGTCATATGAACGTTCACCTCGGCTACTCTGTTCAATGACAATGGGTACTAGTGACATTAAAAATCCTTTATGTTGTTGAGAAAATCAATTTACTACAAAACGCAAATTAACACAACAGTTTAGGTTACCTTTTCTTTCTTCCTACGTCACCGACTGCGCGAGGTTCGGTTGGCTCTTGTCGCTTGCCGGCACCCGTTGCTATCGCTGCTGCCTGGTTTTTGAATTCTTTTTCGCTAGGGATACGCTTGTCTCTACCCACTACTTCATTGTCGCCGGCACTATCCGTGTCTTCAGGCTTGCCTTTACCCTTGTCAATTTTGAATGTAAAGTTACCTTTAATACCTGTGCTATAGTAGGTTTTGCCAGCACTTAGATAGACGCCTTTGATACTATCGCCGGGATATACAGTATCAAACTCACTTAATGTCCACTGTCCTTTACTTTCTTTGGCTTTAGTATATACCTGTACCAATGCACCATTGTTGAGAATATCAGCTGCCGCTTTACTGAAATTAGTATGTTCGTTGACTTCTTCTGCGGCTTTATGTGCTACAGCAGCTAATAAGTGATAGTAAAAATTAACACTTTCTGGATTATCTGTCTTTCTGCTTTGAGCTAGTTTAACTAAATTGTCAGATAAACCCATATTCTCAAGTTCACTCATTGGTTGAGGACGCATTTCTTTAAATAAGCGAATCTTGTTAGCATCTTCTCTATCAATGATATCATACTTTAATCCAAGATAGATAGGGGCTAATGCCTGTCCCTTCTTTTGAATCTCTCGCATAATTTCGATAGTATCTTCATATTTTTCAATCAATTTTCTGCCAGCATCAGTTTCACTTAATTCATTAACGCTATTGATGAGGTTACTAGTGCTTGCAGTGGCACCTTTTCCTCCCTTAGTGCTGACTTTAATTGACTTGCCTTCACTATTAGTCATTATACTGTCACTTAACCCAGCAGTCTTGCTATCGTCAAATGATATTACAGTACCTTCAAACGATCCTCCTAAAAAGATTTCAGCAGCCTCTCCCGCATTACCAGTATATTGACCTCTTTGTAATGCAATGGGCTGTAATATCTCGCAAAAATAATCTCTGAATCCTGTAAAACTAAAATCCTTAGGAGCCTCAAATGTCATTGGCAATGGTTCGCCGGCAGCTATATTATATGCTACTTGATATAGTGGATTATCAGTGCCCAAACTATTGGCTAATTGATCTAATATATCTTTTACGGTAAGATCAAGCTTATCAGTTAATAAATCTTGCGGACTTAATCCAGACTGTATCTTAGCAGCAGCTTTACCAGAAAAGCGATAGTCTCCGATTTGGTTAGGAACATAGTTATCAGTTACAGAAGGTTTGATACTCTCTAGATATCTACCAAATAAGACTTCACCTTCAGGACTTTCAAAGCTGGCTATAGCGAATCCACCTGATCTACCTGAACGAGTATTAAGCCATTGCACGTTTTCCCCTGCTTGTTGCAGTGCTTGGTCCATTTCTTCTGGTGATAATTTGCCGCCGCCTTCAGGGAAAAACTTGATACCATTAAAGATTAATTCATTTCCGTTACTGTCACGGAACACATCACCTTGTTTGCGATTTGCAAGTCCGGTGCTTTCATTGATTGTTTCTAGTTTATCTAAGATATCACGCATCTTGTATTTATTCTAATTATATGGACAGAAGTCATAAATATAAAAAGAAACATAGCAAATAGGAGAAAAACTATGGAATTTCTAATCGCTGCGGTTATTGTTGTTATTGCAGCATATATCGGTTACAAGTATTATCAAGCCAAAACTGCTATTGCACCAGAACCTACTATCCTTGAACTTAGAGAAACGACAGAAGTTCTTGTTCAGCCAGTTCAAGCTAAGGCAGATGTTGCAAAGGTAGAAACAACAATAAAGCCAAAGACACCTAAAGCAGAGGTTGCAGAAAAGCGCACTCGTAGTAAGGGCAAGTTCGTAGGGGATGATAAGTCTACCCCGGACGTAAACGAAGCCTTCAAGGACGGGAAAGCTCCACCAAAGAAGAAAAAGCCAAACATCAAAATTGCTAAGTAAATGCAAGAGATTGGCTTTGATATCATTAGTGACTTATATTTGACCCCGGATGAAAGTTTCAGTTGGGAAAACAAAGCCACTAGCTTATATTGTATAGTTGCCGGGAATATTAGCAAAGATTTGCGCACTGTGATACAAGTGTTGATACATTTGTCAACTAAGTATCAGGGTGTATTCTTTGTTCCCGGCAGACTTGAATATGAAGAATGCGAGAACATCGTAAAACGAACAGAAGAACTTAATGCTATAGCATTAGGAATACCCAACATTTGTATGTTACATCAAAATGTTGTGGTTATTGATGGGATAGCACTATTAGGAACAAATGGCTGGGCTAACATTGAAAACAATCTAACAGCTAATAACATTATTATGTCTGCTGCTAGATATGAAGATTTTTCTTATTTAACCAAATGTTTGACTAAACTTCAACGTCACTTAGACGTTAAAAAGATAATTTTGATAACAAATGCAATACCGAATATTGATTTATATTTCGGTGAAGTGCCAGAAAATCTATCTGACCAAATACCCTTGTGTGAAATATTACAAGCTGATACTGAACACAAAGTTACACACTGGGTATTTGGTACTTATAACAAGAATGTTGATGTAAACTCAAACAACATTAACTACTTAAACAATCCATATAATCATAGTATGCCATACTATGCAAAAAGATTGTCAGTATTAATTTGACTCAGCTTCAACCTTGACTTGCAAAGGATAGCCCTGGGCTCTTGCTTCAAGCGTAACTTCAATGCCCTTCTGCTCTGCAATTTCATATGGAAGAATCGCAACAACTGCACTACCGTTTTCGTGAATGTCAACTGTAATCTGTGACGCGGTGTCAGGGTTATAATTGAAAAAGTCAATCAATGTAGCAACTACAAATTCCATTGAAGTGCGGTCATCATTTAGATAGATGATCTTGAAAAGAGGCGGTTCCTTCAAAGAAAGGTTCGGCTTGATCTTATTCTTAATTTCAGCATTAGGCATTAGAGTTTCCTTATATAGTGCTTGCGGGTACCATACCCGCAAGCACACTTTTATTTATATTACTTTTCGTAGGTAATAGCAATCGTTTTGGGCTTTTGCTCTTCAGGAACTTGTCGTTCAAGTCCGATCTTGAGAATGCCGTTTTCAACCTTTGCACCGATAACTTCAACGTAATCAGCAAGCGTGAATGTGCGACCGAATGTGCGGGCACTAATACCACGATGTAGGTACTCAAATTCCCTATTATACTCAATCGTTTGTTCGCCTGAAATAGTTAGAACATTCTTTTCAACCGTGATGTTGATATCACCTTCGCGGAAACCAGCAACAGCTAACTCAATTTCGAATGAGTCCTCGCTATATTTTATAATATTGTAAGGTGGATAATTGACGCTGGTTTGTTGTTGGTTAGCTCGCATCAATTCATCAAAGATGTTGTCAAATCCGATACCGAACTTATGAATTGATGGGATATCGAGGGAACGAAGGCTTAATTCTCTAGTCATTGTTTCTATCTCCTTTATTAAGCAAGACTATTTTGTTGTAGACCTCACTGAGCATCTACAACGATACTTATATACTACTTTTTCGCAAAAAATACTAGTTTTTTGGTCAATACAATGATTCGGGAGCATTAACTAAATCTTCATCGATGATAAGTTGAACAAGCCCTCGTTCTTTGTATAACCTTATGTGGAACATATGAGGCATCAATACTTTTTCAATTTCAGTATGTAATCCTCTTGCTCCGGTCTTTAGATCAATGCAGTTTTGAGCAATTTTTCTTAATGCACCATCAGTGAATACTAAGTCAATTCCGTCGACGGAGAACAAATATTTGTATTGTTCAATGAAACTATTCTTAACCTCAGTCAACACTGACACCAATTGGTCTAAAGTGAGTTCTTCTAAAGTGATAGTGGTAGTAAATCGTCCGATAAACTCAGGAATCATACCAAATCTTGTTAAATCGTCTGGAGTAACTTTCGAGATATCGACTGCTTCATCTTTGTTTTTAACTACAGCGCCAAAACCAATTGCACTGCTTTCAGTTCTAGTTTTGATAATCTTGTCAAGTCCCACGAAAGCCCCGCCAGCAATAAACAATATATTTTTGGTATCTACCTCAATATTTTCTGCTTGCGGATGCTTCCTCTTTCCGGCAGGATTGACTCTGCACTTAGTTCCTTCTACTAATTTAAGCAATGCCTGCTGCACGCCTTCTCCGCTAACGTCTCTTGTAATGCTAGTATGTTCGCTCTTACGAGCAATCTTATCAATTTCGTCAATGAATACAATGCCGCGCTCTGCCAAAGATACATCATAGTTGGCCAAGCTTAATAGCATATTGATCATACTTTCTACGTCTTCGCCTACATACCCAGCTTCGGTAAGGTTAGTTGCATCAGCTACTACGAAGGGAACGTTGAGATACTTTGCTACGCTACGTGCAAGCAATGTCTTACCAGAACCAGTTGGTCCAACGAACAATACGTTGCCCTTCTGTATGTCAAGGTCCTTAGGAGGATTATTAATGCGTTTATAGTGATTGGCAATAGCAACTGCTAATACTTTCTTAGCGTTATCCTGTCCTATAACGTGCTTATCAAGGTGATCTTTGATGCTATATGCATCAAACATCTTCTGTTCATCAAGTTTGATTGGTTTAACGTTCTTTTCTTCTATTACTAGTTGATTGCACAAATCAATGCAAGTGGTGCAGATAGCAACATCTTCACCTACGATTAATTTTTTAACTTCATCTTTGTGGCTCCCGCAGAAAGAGCAGTGATGTAATTTTTTATCAGACATATGTTTACTTATTACTAACTATTTTTGCTTAGATATTCTTCGATTTGATCACGCTCGTTATCAGACAATAACTCTGGATCATACTCGCCCGAATCAAGTTTGGTTATCAAATGACGAATATATTCTTCGTCAAATAAAGTTTGTTCTTTGTTTATTTCAAACCATCTATCACCACCAAACTTATATGCTCGGTTAGGAAGCATATCTACTCTAACAAACGTATCACCTTTTTTTGCGAATTTAGGAAATTCTATTCCAAAGTTTGCATTAGACAGAGTTTCATCGGGTTTTGCGATAAACAATTCAGGATGCATTTCTTGTAATGCACTCTTGCTCACGCTTTTCCCCTGATATTTTATATATCCGGTGTCGGTTTCTTGAAGTGTTATTCCTTCAGTTCTGATTTCCGGTGCGGCTTCGGGCTGTCGTGCCTCTCCCCTAATGTGTCCCTCAATCTTTTCTTCTTGTCCTGGTAGTTCCCCATCAATTTCATCATCAGAGGGATCGTGTATCTCCAGCTCACTCGGTCGTAATTCTCCAACTGGTTCAACAACCACCGGCTGTATCTCAATTTCAACATTAGGCTTCTCCTTAACCTCGTAAGGAGTTTCGGTTAATACATCATCAAGAACTTCATCTAAGAACTTACTAGTATCTTCGTCAAGTTTATTGGTTGAGAACGTTTCTTTAAACTTATCCTCTTCCTCTTCTTCCTCACGCTTTTTCAAGTCTTCTTCTAACCACTTATAACTACTTTGTGCAGCAAGAACTAATGTAAGAGCTAGTGGATCAAATACAAACACTATAAGTATGATTACCCATCTAACCGCTCTTTCAAGTAAGTTACTATCAGGATTATCACCATAGATCAATGCTGCTATATATTTGATTGGGCCAACTTCTGCTTCTACCTTACGAACCTGGGCACGAATGGGAGCAGCGTCTTCGTTTAATTTAGCTATCGTTTCTTGATCGGCTGCGATTTCAGCTTGGATTCGGGCACGTTCTTTCTTCTGCTGATTTCTAACTGAAACAGCACGATTTGCACCCTTATCGTCAGTTGTTCTACCTAGAAGCTGGTCAACTTGCGCATCCATCTGTTGTAGTGCTTTGCGGTTAGCATCTATGTTTTCTTTAGCAGTTTGAATCTTAGTATCATATACTGCTACTTTAGCGCCAACATCACCACTGACCAATGTTTGGTCACTGTGTGCTTTACTCAAGAAACCAAATATACCCATACTAGTTAGAAACGCAAGAGCTACTACAGCAGGAACAAGATATAGTTTAAGATTCCATCCTGCTCTATTCCAATATCTATGTAACCAAACCGTAGTTACAACTTTGGCGAGTTCTAGGGAACCACCCATAATGATGATAGGGATAACAGCAGCAGCAAATATTGCTATTAATCCCTGTATACTGTAATAAGCCGCTATTGCGCTAAGACTAAGTGCAACCAATAAGGTTAATGTTGCAAAACTGAATACTTTTCTAAAATTCATAATGTATTTATTCGGTTACACCAAATAAATGACCATAGTTACTTATAAACTCAGGTGCAAACATAACCAATTTTCTGGGAATTCCTGGTCCTTGATGAATATGATAAGTGATCCAGGCGCCTTCCTCTCTGCGCTTAACTTGAACTACTTCAATGCTATCGCCATCTTCAAATGTATAAATTTCGCCTACAAGATGTTGATAGTCTTCCACTTTAGGAAGTTCTTCATTCATTATTTTCTCCGAACATATTTTCTTTCATACGAATCTCTGTGATCATAGGATCCTTGAGAGCGCATTCTTCACAAATTTCTTCGTGTTTGATACCATATGGGCGTGTAGTCGTGATAAGACCACATCCTTCACAACGATGAGGTGGTTCTTCAATAATAATTTTAAAAATAGTCATTTACAGATTCTTTCAATTTGATCGGCAGGTGTATGCTGTGCGAACCCTTCTATACGGCAGTTTGACTTTGCCATACTATCTATTGCTAAAGCACCGAATATAGCTAAAGCAAACCCTATAACCATAATAGCTAGCCACTTAGTATCATTCATCACTTATCATCCCTAAAACGAACAAAACGGGGGAACCGAAGACTATAGCTACCATCCTGATTCTGCGTAATAGCATCAGCCATAATTTCCACAGTGCGACCAAAGATAAACGAACGGTCTTCCCAAAGTTGCTTGCGTTCGCTATCACTGAACCCACTACCAGCATTGACAACAATATCCTTACCGTGATCGTGTCCTGCACAAACCAATGCACCAAGACGACCCTTATTGCGACCAGTACCTTCTTCAATACCGATAACCTGCAAGTCAACAGTGATCGTGGGCTTCCACTTGAGCCAAAACTTGCTACGAGTGCATTCATAAGGAGCATCAAGGTCCTTGATCATAATGCCCTCAAATCCAGCAGCAACCATATTCTGTGCATACTTATGAAGTTCATTTTGTCCTTCTTCGGTGTCAAGGTCAACTTCAATATGAGGAAGCAGTTCAACATTGGGCATCTTATCAATGGTAGGACGCATCTTGTCAAGAATAGCAAGACGCTTATGCAACTGTGCGTTATGATGCCCCTCTAGGAAATTATTCATAGGAATAACATCAAAAATATGGAAGACACTATCATCATTCTGAACATCTTCCTTACGACGAGCCTGCCGCATCAGTTCCTGAAAACTATTGCCTACAACCTCACCGTCAAGAACAAATCCTTGCCCAGTCACACCTTCTGCTTCAAGCAGGTCAATTGCATAATTTTCAATCTGTTCTTCAATATGACGGAAATTTTCAAAAATTTTACCATTGCGACTGTAACAGTTGATATTGACACCACCATAATCGGGGAAGCCAACAGTCATCAGAACACGAACACCGTCAAGCTTGGGTTCAAGACGCTTGATGCCCTTCATTTCAGGGCGGCCCTCGCTGTTAGTAGCAAGTTGGCAACTGAATACGGGAATCTCATATTCCGTCTTTTTAACAATCTTGTTTATGGTAGTAGTGCTTACTCCGCAACGCATATCACGACGAAGAATGGGAGCAAGAAATAGATTCCACTCGTCACTGTCAAAACGATAGGAGATATCACTGATAGCATCACGAGCAGCATTACCAGTGATCCTGCGCTGACTAAGGTCATCGATAAGTTCAACGAATTCATCCCAAGGATTTTCAGCGTCAACGATACCTAAACTGTCTGGAATCTGCTTTACACCAAATGTAACATATGGATTATAGCAGAGATAAAGCCCCTTGAGAAAGAAATGTGATATCTCGCTGCCAAGCTTAGCAGCCTCAAGTGCTTGCTTAAGAACATCTTCTTTATGAAGACGCCCATTGTCTTCGTTAAGCTTTTTGATCCACGCGGCTGACATATATTATCCTATAATTTATTTAACTTAGTTTCTAACTATATCACAGACAAACACTGTTGTCAAGACCAATGTAATAGGAACCAGGTCATATCATTCTCATTTTGAAACGCAAGACTGTCTTTAACCTCGGGGATACCAGTTGTAGATATCAATTCAGCATTCCACTTGGCAAATTCTGTCGATAAGTCACGGATAATCTTTTCAGATGGTAACTGATATAAGAAATTAAACCACCAAGTTTTGGGCTTATAATCATCGCCTGTTATGGGTAAAATGCACATTATTATAAGAAACCTATTATAAAAGCGGTAGCTTCATATTCTTTGTCAAAGATAAAATCATAGTCCCATAACTCTCTACCATAATAATCTTCATAGTGCGGAGCGGTGAAGGGCCAGCGTTTCTTAATACTATAGCTCATTTTACGGTCGTGACAAAATCTAAATGCCTTAGTGGTGTTAATAGTGCCCTTGACCCTAACACAATATTTGGGACCACGCCTAACTAGCTTATACTTGATCACGACCACACCAATGTAAACCAAACATAGTCACTTTCTTCTTTGAAGGCGAAGAACATAAGGTCAACACCGCCGATACCATTAAACTCAAAGTTGCCTTGTTGATCATAAAAGCCTCGCAGCCAATCGTTGCGCCATTTACCTTGACAATTCTTTTCGCACCATTTTACCATTTGATTAATACGATTCATATACGGATCGTAGCCTAGCGGTTCAACCGGAAACACCTGAGCATACCCGTGATAGAAAGTATGCGACTGTCGTGCTAGATATCCTATATCAGGGTCGTGTTTAAGTTCATACTCACGCCAGGTCTTACAGCCGTGAGTTTCTAGGAAACGCTTTTCCTTATAACCTTTATAGCGTTGTTTAAGTTTTTCTATCATTCCCACCTCAACAAAAATGCTAATCTATCAGCTTCATTCTTGAATGTAAGAATTAGCCCAGTTAGTAACCAACCCGGAGTATACTTGTTTGTCCAATCTTCAATTTCCATCTGATGGTCGACATAATAACGCCAGTCTTTAATAACGAGCATAGGTGCTATATTTTTAAGCATAGGCTCTCTATGCTGAATAGCTGTGAATTTCACGACCACTTCAACACTATAAATGACAATGATGGCGGATCATTGTATATTTCTACATAACCCTTAAATCCCTCACTGGGTTCGCTAACACCGTTTTGCCAAGTGTCAGGACCAGAAGGTCCAATATGGCTGTTCAACAGTGCGTTAATCTCATTATACGAGAGTTTGGTGTCACTGAAATATAATCTCATCATAGTTCCTTTAATATGAACCAAGTATACATTTCTTCGTTTTCGAAATCAATATGAATTCTACCCTGTCTCAGCCGAACCTTGTGTTCATATTTGTCATTCCAATACCAAGTCCATGGCTTGTCACGAAAACCATTACCGAACATTATATTTTCAACAAGCAAATCACGGTATTTGTCTCTGAACCACTTAGGACGATCTTCGGGTTTTTCAGAAAGTATGACTAGGAATGACACTTACAGAACCTTCACGTGGCTAAGCTGGGTGCGATCTTCCTTATGGCTCTTAACCTTACCCTTGATACGAAGCTTAGAACCAACATCTAAACTCTTGCGCGAAGCGAAGAACACTACGGCACCATCAGTGATAGCAGTGACAAAGTTGGTATCCCAGTTGTTAGAATAGTTGCAGCGAACAACTTCAATGTCAAGCTCAACCTTCGAACCAACACTGTTGTTCAGTGTGCCGCTAGTTTCACGAAGACGAACATTCTGTTCATTACGAACCAAAGAACGCTCATAGCTAGCAGGAAGTGAGGAAGCAACAGCAATATCATAATTGCTATCGGTAGTTTCCTTGTCGGCAATGTTGAGCATAGCCTGCTCAAAATCGCTGAGGGTCTTGCCAGTGATAATCTTGAAGGAAAGACCGTGACAATATTGACGGACCTTATCGCCCATTTCACGATCGGCGTCGGAGATATCATAAGTGCCGTTCAGAAACATACGGATGAGAGTCTTGTTGGCAGTCTTGTCGACGGTAACATTACCATCATCGTGATAAGTGTTCTCATCATACTTAAAGTAGCCACCATTGACACGGTGAGCAGCACAAGCAGCAGCAAAAACATCACTAACATTGTAAACGGGACGGGTATAACGAGCCATCTGATATCTCCTTGCTATATATTTGTTATAGCATTTTGGGTAACCTATGTCAAGTGTTAAATTCCAAAATTGTCATTTTTTCCGGGCTCAACGCCCAACATTCTACCCATACTAGTATTCCATTTAATGATACTAGCTGTTGTACCGCATAGCTCTTCCATATCTTTTTTGATTTTAACACCATCAAACCAATCTTTTAACATCGTGATATTTTCCCAACCGTGACTTTTGTGTCTTAGTTCCAAACGACCAAACCCTAGATTGTATAGCATTTGATGTTTTAAGTTTTTGATACGTAGGTTATCTCCTCCCATATCAAACGGGTTTTCAGATACAAGTTTAATATGCTCTTTGATAAAGAACAAGTTTGACTCTAAACTATGACTAAGCATATTGCCTATTCCAGGTATGCCTTGTTCTCGCATAAAAATATCATAAAACGCAAATTCGTGCCTATGCGGGCTATATTGTGGTTTATTGATTTCAGTTTGCGGCCAACTATAATCTCCGCCAATGATTGGGAAATTGTGACACTGCTGTATCAACCACATATGTGTAGGGACCATAGTATAAGTTATACCATATGGCTCCATATATGGTACGTGATCTCCGTTTGTGAAAAAATTTTCAACATCCAATTCATAGAAAACTTGTCTAACGTTATGTTCTCTGCAAAATTTTTCAGCATAATATAAATCGTGCGTATTAAAGGGGCTACCTTTATACATTAACTTCATAGTTACTGCAATAACAGGAATGTTGTGTTTTAAACAAGATACAATGGTGGCCTCACTATCAAGACCACCACTATATAATACTTCTGCTGACTTTTTTATGTCAGGTATATTAGATGCTAAAGCATCTATACCATTTGGGAAATTTTCACAATCAACATCAAGAAATTCCATAGTGAACAAGTTTTCATTTTCACTGATGGATTCAAGCGTTAACTTTTTATAGTTGTTTTTTCCAACATACCAGGTTCGTATAGTCATCAATTATTTAATCAGTAGTACCGTAATTAGTTATTATCCTTTTTAACACGCCCGGACTCAAAGGCATCTACGATCTTGTCAACCAGGCTCTTTTCACCTTCCTCCAGAACCTGAACCCAAACATTAGGACGGTCCTCATACTGACGAAAGATACCGCCCGGCAGTGTGATTTCTTTATACTTCATTTCTAACTCCAAAAAGATTCAATTTAACAGTTACTAGAGCCAAAATATAAGCAAAAATAGCGCCCGATAAACCAGCGACTACCACATTAACCCCTAGATAAAAACAGCCAATGAGGAAGAAAATTACCAACTGTGCAACAGCAGCAGACAGGTATAAGATTTTAAGACTCACTTCCTAGACTCCAGTATAAAGTCACGAACACGCTCTCGGTCAATGCTATCATAGACAGGCTGATCACCGTGACTACGATACATATATTCAAGCTTACGGGTAGCGTCAACTACTTCGTGATAAGTAGCATCAACATCCTTGTAGACACCATCCTTACCGTTATAGAAGGAGAGAACATAGTTGACAAAATCTTCCTTATCCATTGTCAATACTCCGATGAATATTCAGGAATTACATCGCCGATTGGATAGGTGTGATACTGATGCACACCCTGCTTCTTGATGTTCTCTACAACAGTAGCAACATCGTCAAGATCGAAGCTGACATAATGATCCCAATCAAGGACATTGTCGGGCGTCGCCTTACGCCATACTGTGATATATCGTTGCATTAGTCATCTCCAAGCTGAGCTTTAAGTGCCCGCTGAAGTTTAATAACACGAAATGCATCGCCACGCAAGATAAAAGTTGACTCAAGCCAACCTTTTTCTTCATAGTAGTCTACGCCATACATTATAGCAGCATTGCGGACTTGGCCACGGAGGAGAGCGCCGGCTGAGCAGGGAAAACGTGCTTCCCCTGAGCCCAAGGGCTTCATAGCTTCTTCACGAGTCATTAGATCAGGCTCCTATCCGCAACATTCACAACACGAACACGGTACAGATAATTTTCAACGGATTCGTTGTGTTCGGGGAAACGATTATTATTCACGAACTAACTCTCGCCACTCAGGAGAAAGCCGGTCAAACTTATCCATTTTACGTTCAGCATTAATTTTTAAGATATCCGTAAACATAAAAAATCTCCTTAGAAGCTATATTAGAATATAGCTCCAAGGAGACCTTTTGTCAACCGTTTATTTTACTTTTTTGGATTCTGATTTACAAAATCATACATTTTTTGAGCGGTCTCTAGGACCTTTTCAAGACCCGGAAATTCTGGCATATCAACCTTAGCAACAACTTGCTTGGTTTCTGGATCACGGTACTGAGTCATTTCCCATCCAGCGAATTTCATCTTGTATTCCTCAAGAACCAGCTTGTTGGCGAGGCCCAAAATATCAGAACGAATCTCATATCCATTCTTGTTAAACTTAATTTCGGGCATTCCCGGAATCTTATTCTCATTCATAGTATAATCCTTAAATTCCAAACAATGCGCAAAACAAAAAGCCCATACCGATTAAAACGGTTGCGGCAAGTCCGCGCGATACTAAAACAATGTTCTCTGTCTGCATTTTACTTTCCCTTCTTCTGTGTATCTGTCTTATCTCTCTTAAAACGATTCTTGATATCATTATAAGACTGTGTATAAAACTGTTTGTCAGTAACAATCTTAGTTACATCATCACCTGCTTTAAACATAGTGTCAATGGCTTTTCTTGTATATTCTGACTGTGCATTAACAAAATCGTGAAAAGCCTTATTCAGACCTTCGTGCTTGAAGAACGTATCAATATACATTCTCTTTGAGGTTTCCACAATATCAGTGGTATTATTAATCATCATCTTAAACATATTTTTTCTCCGTGTGTGTTAACGGAACTAAGTTCCGCATATTTATTTATACATGCTAGTACTATAAAAGTAAACGATTTTGGGTAAATGATAAATAAAGATGTAGTTCGCGGAATTGGCGTTCCCAACTACTCTAACGCTTACAAGGAGCATCAGCGATGACTATTTATAGAAAAACCAATTACCGCAAAATATACGAAAACCACTATGGTCCTATTCCCAAAGATGACCAAGGTCGGTCATATGATATTCATCATATCGACGGCGACCGTTCAAATAACTCTCCCTTAAACCTCAAAGCAGTATCAATGCAGGAGCATTACGACATTCATTATTCACAAGGTGACTGGGCTGCCTGCCATCGTCTGAGTTTTAAACTAGGACTAACTGCAAAAGAAATATCAGACCTGGCTAGTCGGAACGCAAAAGAGCAGGTAAAAAACGGAACTCATAACTTTTTGGGAGGAGAGATTCAACGCAGAAGCGGTCAGAAACGAGTGATCGAAGGGACTCATCCGTTTCTGGGCGGCGAGATTAGTAGAGCAACTACACAAAGACGACTAGCAAGCGGCTCTCATCATTTTATCGGTAATTCCAACCCAGTGTATACTCAATTACAGAACGGCAATCATCCATTTGCAGGGCCACATGCACCTAGTCAAATAATGTGGACCTGTCCACATTGTGGTAAAATTGGCAAAGGGAGAGGAAACTATACTAGGTTTCACGGTGATAGCTGTAAGCACCGTGTCACTTGACAGATTCCAAATAACTCTCAAGGTCTCCATAAAGAGTTAACATCATCGCAGTACGATGGTCGTATAATCTAATGTAAGGTTGTTTCTTACCCACGCCAACATAGTAAGGGCATTTGACCTTTTTGTCAAGTATGAGAGTATATCTTCCCCAGTTAGCAGCGCCCTTAGTATTGTTAGGAGGGGTGAAGTCAAAGTCATAGTGCGCTATCTTTGCAGTCTCAAATGCTTTAGCTCCTGCATCAGTAAGTCTTAGTCCTGATCCTGCTCTGCCGGTAACAAACCAGTCAAAGATCAGCTTATCCGACGCTACATCCTTCCAAGGAAAGTCTGGGTTATCCTTGGCTTCATCAAGTATGAGTTTGATTATATCAGTCTTGGTTTTAGGATAGGTCATCAGGATAGACTGTTCTACCCGAGTTCATAAAGACAACAGTGAACTTATCAGTTTTAAACTGTGCGTTCAACTTGCGACATAGATTTCTTGCATGTCCAGGATTAGAAAAACTAGTTTTCTTATATTTAGGTGCAGCATCATTAGCAAGATAATGACTTGATTTGAGATTGATAGGCTGGTCATCATAGAACACAGCCCAGATTCCTGCTGCCTCCACAATTTGGTCGCACTTATATGTTTTCTTATCAACATATTCTAGCAACACAGTTGGCTGTGTTCTGCTCATTTAAATGTTCCGCCTTTAATTTCAATCTGTATTACGTCATCGTTTTTGTTTTTTGAGTTATCATTCAATTCTTGTAAATCAGCAAGCAACCTAGTGATATCGTCACGTAATCCCCGAGCATCATTAATAGGCAGAACCACATCCTTATTCATCTTGGATTCTACAACAGCCATCTTATCAATGAAACGCTTAATATGTAACATCAAGTATTTATCACTGCCTGTGCTTCTGATTCAGTTTTAAAAGGTCCTTGATATGGATACCGCTGAATGAAGATATACTTGGGACAGAATAATACTTGCTTAACATTATTCTGCTCCATAACATAATATCCGGCTGCGTGAAGGCACTTGCTCTTTTTAGTTTTAGTGAACAGATGCAATCCACGCTGAATATCAAGTATACTGTTATATACTCGTTTCGTAGTAGGATACTCTGGATATGGATGAGTAGGTTTGCTGATAGTATCTGAAATACTCTCAAACTTAATTTTTGTGGTTTTCTTTAGATCATCGGTGTTGTTGAATTGCAGGAAATTTCCGTTCAATTGCACCCCATAACCAGCATTGTTTGCTTCAATATTACCTACTTTCTTGTGACCATCAGTGACGATCCAAAATTGGTTTTTAACGATTGGTTTTGCTACTAATTCAGTCATCCTCAGGCTCCAATTCTCGGTATCCTACGATATCGCATAGTTGGGCAATAAAATCATATGCGTTTTCAATTACCCGGTCGCATTGATAAACGCTTTCCTCGCCCCAAATATCCTGATCTTCAATGAATTGTTCTACAATATCATAAAGCTTGAGGGCTTTTTCAGTCTTGTCAGTCATTGTATTCCTTTGTTAGCATTTTGAATAAATCTTTCTTTTTCTTAGGAGCCCAGTATTTAGCATCGGGACCACATTTACCGTGATTGCGATATACTTCACAATAATCCATTTTGGCCTTAACCTTTTGAGTACCCACAACCGGATGGCTAATTTCGTGGGCGGGACTAAAAGATTTAGCACACTTGTACCAATGTGACTCCGGGCCTTTCCATTCCATCAGATAGCTAAAGAATGTAGCTAACTTGCTGCAACGAGAATGAATACAAGATTTACAAGTGAATTCAGTCATTAAGAACACCCTTATATGATGTATTCAGCCACTTACTGAAAGTCTCAGCCTGCTCACTGATACGAGTAAGTTCATACTTACCGCAGAACTTCATAAGATGAATGCCAACCATTGAATTAATGTTGGTGCGAACTTCAGCCTTGATCACATTGTCAACAGCCTCCTTGATTTCATCGGGCTGGGCGCGAAGATCAATTAGTGTGCGGTTGCGCTCATAGTCATCCTTAACACGATGCTCAATACCATCGTGATCAACCCAACGCTGCAACAGAAAGTTATTCCAATTGAACCCTTGCTTGTTACGGTCCTCAAAAGCCTCACGAATACCTACTGTATTCTTAGAACCCTTCTCACGAGCGCCGGGATATGCACTGAACACATTGTCAGTAGCGTCACCGCGAATGATCTTCTTGAACAGTAGATACTCGGGATCCTCAAGCAACTTATGCTCGCCAGTCTTCTTGTCCTTAACAGGCTTACCACGATCATTGAAGTAACCATCTTTAGTGATAAGCTGGTTGCTAACACCATTATACTGCTTCACATTGTCACTGATAAGCTGGACAAAGTCACTGTCGCTAGAAATGATATAATGTTCATCATCGGGATGAAGGTCAATGAAACGAGCAATAAGGTCGTCTGCTTCTGCATTAGGACAACGCAACACGCTAGCATTAGTCTTATCACGCAGGTAGGTAGTGAAGATATCATACGTTTCCCAGAACATCTGATTTTCTTCAACTTCTTTTTGCGTCATCGCACTTTCGTCAAGCTTGCGATGAGCCTTATATCTGGGATAATAATCCTTACGCCAACTGCGACCCTCAAGACAGAACACAACGTGGTCTATGCCATAGTTACGCACAATCATATTGACTGATGAGAATGTAAGATGCAATGCCATACCAATCTTCTCCCAAGTGTCAGTATTGCGATTAGCAACGTGCCGAGCGCGGAAGAAAGTGTTAGCAGTGTCAATAAGTGCGTATTTCATGCGGTATCCTGTCTGTTAATATATAGACATATTACACGATATAGTAGCAGTTGTCAAGCTGCATCTTTAATAATTCCAGCCAATTTGGCATTTTTTATCCAAAGTTTAACCAGTTCACTTGGGCTAACTGAAGGGTTTCCAGCTGTGTTATATCGAACCTCATCAAAGTCGATGCCCTTGAAAATTTCCAAGACTCTTGAATCGTGTTGTTTAAAGAAATAATGACTTTGCCTACTATAACTCTTGAATTCTTCGGTACGAATGGTACCGGCTTTTCCGCCGACGCGCTGAATAGAAAAGTCGGCATCATCAGGTTCAGTGATAGTGAACCATTCAGATACGTCTTTAATAGAAAATGTCTGAATTTTGGGACGAACTACGTCTTTCTTAACCCATACTTGGGCACAACACCATACGCTATAAGGATTTCCATTAAAGATAAAACTATTTTCGGGAACAATTTCCTCATATATAAGATGAAAATTTTTATCCAAACGGTTAATAACACTGTCTTTCTTAAATGTTCTCGGAAGGACAAACGCAATAGCATCACTGAATATGGCTGCTCGATTGAAGAATTGTATTGCTAGGTTAGAATTTTTCCCGAACGGAGGATTCCCAAGTGTAATAATACTTTTGTCTTTAGGGACGTTCCACCAGAAGAAATCTTGCTGTATAACACCTACCGCCTTTGGTTCTAAATCAAGTCCAATCCGCTTGTTGACATCAAGGAGATTATAGAAGCTACCTGTTCCCGCCGAGGGCTCCAAAAGAATATCTGCTGCACTTATATCTATTACTTCCTTAATTTTATTGTAGAAATGTTCTGCGTATTTAGGATCAGTATAAAACTGATCAAGCTCCCGAGAACGTTCTTGGTGTGCTTTCTTGCTCATATGGTAAACTTATTCCTTTATAATCAGTAGTGTATTTACTAAAGGGTATGTCAGAGCTAATCAAATCATTGATCTTTACTGAACATTGGACTCTGCGCTGTGTTTTACTATCGATCTTGGCATCAATAGCAACTATACCTTTACCGTATGTCTCATAAATTGTAGAACGCCGCTCCTTCCAGACCTTACGATTTGATAACTGCCCCTCTCTACCATATGGGATCGCCTTGACATATTCCACAAACGGTGTCAAAGTTTCTTCGGTCAAATCTGCGAACAACGTAGCATAATGCTTGGGTGAAAACTGAAATTCGTAGATTTCGTGATATAGTTTCAGCTTAGGTGTGATCTGCTTCCAAATACCTACAACCATAACAAAATCGTCATCTCTACAATGGCGTAGGAACCGCAATATGTCTCCGCAACCTACTCCGGAGCCGCTAGTGGCCTTTATTGATCTGTCTACCTCGCTTAGATAGCCTCTAGCAATATCCATTGAATTAGTATAGGAATTTGGCAGCAGTCTTTGATATTCAGCCTTAGACAACCCGGTAATAGCCTCAATTACTACATTCTCAAATAACAGACCATGACTTTGGACTTCTGACATTATCAACTTTCCTTAACTTACCTCAGTATACCCATCACCCAAATCACGCTGCTGGATGATTCTCAAATCACTATCACGCTTTTCCGGATCAGCTTGCTCTTGTTCATACACTTCAAGGGCAATATTGCGACAAACAGTTTGGAACCAACGATCAACGATCATAGCATCGGTGTCGCTATTGCTAAGCTTATATCCCTGCTTAACAAGATTTACGACAAACTTATCATTCCAATCAAGCTCAAATGATCCATTGTTAATATCTTTAGGATCAAGATCAACGCTCAAGATTGCGATATAGGGTTCACCTGCTAAAGTAGCTTTTTCTTTAGCAGTTAATTCAACCGGCTTGGGTTTTGGCTTACGAGGCTTTCTCGGCTTTTTGGGCTTTTCTTCAACGACTGGTTCAGGTATAGGTTGTGGTGCCCCACTTCCTCCAGAACCAATATCATATAATTCAGGTGCTAAAAATCTTTTTAATTTTTCAAACATAATCAACCTTTCTTGATATATGTATCATAGAGTAGTTGTGTGGCTAGATTCTTAGCCTTACTCTCGCACATAATATCAGCCCACTCATTGTGGGTCATTGCCCAGTCGTTGACTTCCTTATTCCAATAATAGTCACTATGGGCACGAAGCCTCTGCTTGTTGTGACCACTTTCTAACAGTGTGTCAATATGGGGTCTAGTGTTCCTACAGTGGTCTGTGAGCAAGTCTTCACGGGAAACTGAATAATGGATAACAGGACGATTACCATTCCAGCTATCAATAATCCTCTTAATGCGGTCGTCAGTAGGTTCAATGTATTCTCCTGTTTTTACCCAGTGATGATGAATGTCTAACACGAGCGGGCAAGTGTCTACAAGCTCAAGACTTGCATCAATACCCCAAGTCATTTCGTCATTCTCGATTGTGAGACTGTTACGAGCCTCGGGACTAAGGCGAGACATAACACGCTTGATGCCGTCAGGTCCTTGACGACCACTGATATGAACGTTGATCTTGATATCCTGAAAGTTGTTACCATAACCCATAAAACGAGCCAAGTCAACGTGATACTCGAATTCTTCGATTGACTTATTGACCACTTCCTCGCGATCACTAGCAAGAACTACAAACTGATCGGGATGAAACGACAAGCGAACATCATTGTCACGAGCAGTCTTGCCGATCGGAGCGAACCAACGAGCAAGACTATCCTGCACATCCTGCCGAGTCCAGAAGTCTTTGTATTCATCCATAGTATAGAATGATAGCATATCGCTAGTAAGACGCAACATACGCTGTTCAATAGGAAGAGTAGCTACCTTTTTGACAAGATTGTGCGTATTGATACTGTTGCGTTTAGCAACTTCAATCAACTTGTCTTCGACCTTATTGCGTGTATTACGCTTAGCCCAAGCATAGGTAGTTCCGCCAGTGTTGAGTCCCTCAGCACTAGCGATTTCACCTTTCTTATTGATTTCAGCCCACTTACAAGCGAAACCAATGCGGCGGATATCTGAATTAAATGTGTTCATAGTATCCACTATATCATTGTTTAGTGAGTGTGTCAACCTTTAAAAGCTCATCTATCGTAAACATATCAACCATATATTTAGACACATCTTCCAAAACGCTATGGGGAGTGTCTCCCTTTCTGCGAGGACCTATCTTCATTGTGATAGCATCTTCTTCTCCAGTGGGATACAGATAATTTTGATTCACTCTTTCAAAAATCTCAAAGATTTCCTTGACACTATATCCCACACCGTGTCCTAACGATTCAACAGTGTTAGCTGGCTTTTCAATTGCTAGCTTAAGCGCATAACAGATTTCGTCAACGTGAACATAATCTCTAACACAGGTTCCGTCAAACCCAGTAGGATAATCGTTACCATATATAGTGAATTCTCTAGTCTCTCTCATCTTCATTAAATTATACATAAGTCCATCTATATTAGTAGGACCATACCCGCTTGTACCAATTACATTGTAAAATCTAAAAATGGTATATGGAATGTTGTCGTGTTCTGTGCAATATTCTCTTACTACATCTTCTGCTGCTCTCTTGCTAATTCCATATGCACTATCACATAATACAGCCGCTCCAGTAGATGCAAAGATAAAGTTCTTAGTCTTTATCCTATTGATTACATTCATTGTTCCGTTTAAATTGGTAATATAATGAATTATGGGGTGCTTTTCGCTTTCAGAAATATTAACTAATGCAGCAAGATGAATAACTGCATCGTATTCCTCGTCTGAATCAAAAGGACGATTAATATCAATCTTGTAGAATTCCTTGACTGGATGTTGTGGCTCACGAATATCAAGTCCGTGAACTATATAATCCTTCTCAAGCAACTTACAAAGGTGCGAACCAATATACCCTGAACTTCCAGTAACTAGTATCTTTTTCATATCAAAACTCAAACAATCCTGTTCCTATTACTTCTTCTTTGGGTTCAAAAGAAGGGTCCTTTGTCAAATAAGTATCAGTGTCAGTGTATATTACTCTAAACTTATGTTTATTGGACAATACACTTTTCACATCGTCAATACAAATGATTCTACGCTTTAAGTCAGTGATGTAATCGCTATATTTGACGGTGGTTTCATTGCAAATCTTAGCAGTATTACTATTACTCTTGCGAGATTCAAATTCATTGAAGCAATGATTCCACTTATGAAACACCGCCTCTTCGTGAACTTTAAAATGGTTCACTGAGTCATATTCTTTATACCAATCTTTTGCAGTAGGATACTGATCATAAACTTTTTTTACATCCTCAGCCATATTACGCTTACTTGTCGTAAAAAATTGTGTGCTTGGGAAATTATCTGTCCAACGCTGGTTGATTAACGCAAATGTAGGCAATTGAATAATCTGTTCTAGAAAAGCAATTCCATAACTTTCTACCGTGCTTGGATTAAAAGCTACTCTACATCCAGTGATAAAATCTACCTTTTCCTGCCCAATGATTCCAACTTTAATCTGATAGTCAACTCCAAGCTTCTTTAGTCTCTCATCAAACTTTTTAGCACCATTGCTACTAGTCATAATACGAGCGGGAAGTCTAGTCTGCTCAATCAAGTCAAGAAACAACTCGGGATTCTTACCTTCTTCCCAACGACCGATGAACAACACACCTTCACGATTTTTATCGTATTCTTTCAACAAGTTTGGTTCGGGGAGAGGAATGGGTAGATGATATGCATTTTCAAAACGAAGACGATTGAACACACTTTGAGTGCCGATAGTGATGTTTGGCATCTGTAATTGCAACCTCATCATATCGTTGACACTATCTAAGAAAGGATTCTTAGTATCCTTGAAGATTTGACTTTCCAAATGGGTATATGCAATGGTTTGGATATAATCTGTTAATCCGAGAGTAGATATTACCTGAATAGTCTCGTATGTATTGCAAACAAAAACATCATACAAGTTAGATGTAAGAGCCTTAATAGTAGCATCACGAAAGTTAGCCATACGCTCATAGCAATAACTATCACCATACATAAAGATGGCACTGTGGTCAGTGTATTTTAATGGATTGTCTGGATAGATGATATTTGCTTTGAGTTCTCTAACAAAATCATCCGCAATACCTTGAGGGCTTTTATCGGTGATAACATCCACATATAGTCCTTGACTATTCATTAACTCGCAGAAACTTTTTGTGAATTGACCAATACCACCGTGCGGTATTAATGTCTGCGAACTAACTAGGAATCCGATTCTTTTCATATCTTATTTGCTTTTACTAATAGATGCCAACCTAGGTATTCACTCACTGCCTCTCGCATTTCAGTAGACATTGCTGCAAACCAGGGTTCAAGTTCATAGATATGTTGTTTGTATTTTTCTACATTCCACATAAAACAATGAGCTTGGCGTATTCTTGCTATTTCAAACTTACCTTCAAGCAATTCATAAATTTCATCGTGCGTATATGCTTTTGCATATGGGCATCCTGCTTGAGCCTCATATTGATCTAATCCAGCTTTAATCATAGCATATTTCCAGCTATTCTTTGCGTAAACAAAAAATCTCAAATCACCGCCGTCAACTAAAACATTATGAATGTTATTAAAAATCTTTTGAATATCCGGATAATGATGTAGCACACCGCAACTATAAACAAGATCAAACTTGCCATATTTAGATAGGTCATTAATTGCGTTGTCAACAAAAAATTGACCTTGCAATCCCATTACTTCAAAACGCTTTTGTGCAAGCTTAACACTTTCGTCACTAATGTCAATTCCCACATATTCAGCACCGTTTTTCACAAATTCTGCTGCATCTGCGCCTAACCCACAACCAATTTCAAGCACTCGTTTGCCTTGATATAAGTGGAATTGCGCAAGTTCACGGAGATGTGGCTCGACCTTATATCGCTTGTTAGAGTTTTCTTCAAAGAACTCTAGTGTACCAATCTCACTGGTACTATGCTTAATGTTGCAAGGTTGACGATTCCAATAGTCAACAATCTTTTGTTCTAAGTTATCAGTCATTTTTAACTTCCATTTAATATATTCATACTTGTCAACCCAATTGGATATTCTAGACGTAACATTATCTTCCCCACTCTACTACGAGGTTGTACCCTGCATCTTTGATCTTATTTTCATACATAATCGTTTTCTCATATAAATCCTTCATCGGTATCTTCACTACCGGATGAATCAAGTTTGGATCAAATGTTTCTGGACACCCATGCCAAAATCTACCATGGTATAAATAAACAGTGTTTGTGGTCTCGTCATACCCGTCTACTTTGTATTGTACATCCTTTAACCATACTTGTCTACCTTTAATCCCCAAAGAATCTAACCATTTTGTTTCACTGTCACTAACAAAACTACCGACCGACTGACTTGTCCATGCCGCAACCTGCGCTAACTTTAGGCGTTCCATATTGTCTTCTTTGTAACATTCAGGGCATTGTCCCATCTTGTTACTTGCTATAGAACTATAATATACATTATGTTTGGTGCATCTAATATTTGCTAATCTTTTGTATCTTCCGGAAGTGTCAATATAACACTCTGTAACATCAATGTTGGGTCTGTCCTTAAGAGCCCTGTTCTTGAGTTCAAACAAGGTGTTGGTTCTTTTTTCCCACATCTTGCCACTTTCGTAATATCCCTTGCGACAACAATGTTTTAACTTTAATATTTGCCAAGGCAATGAATAGAAGGTCCCGTGCTTACATTGATATTCAATCTTGGTGTCGGTATTAAGATACTCTCCTAATATCGTAATACCTAATTCCGGATTTACTTCGCTTATGAACTGTTCTGTGGTTTTCTTATTAATAGGATTTGTCATATTCCCCTCGTATTATTAAATAGTCTTCATTATTTATACAATACGAGGGGTAATAAACTTTTACTATTTAGGTACCCCACCTGTTGCCGAACAATGGCAAATGCAGCCGATCACTATAACGAACACCATTTTTTATAGCAAGGTCTGCAACTGTGCGATTGTTAAGATGATATACACTCTCTACTCCGCCGACAGGCATAAAGTAAACAGGACCTATAAAGCCTTCTTGACGATAACGCTTAATCATTTCTAATGCTTCATTAGCATCGTCTTCTGTTGCGATAACAAACTTGAGATAGGTATAACCAACATCTTCATACCGGCACACTACCTCGGGCTTGATAGCTTCTTCTGTAGTATGTCCGGAACAAGATAGTTTGGGACTTACGCTAAATGTAATCTCACGATCAAATGCATAGCCAGTCTTTTCACCCAGAACAGCTTCCCAACGCCAATCGTCAAGATATTTGATAAACTCATCTGTAATCGGTTGTGTGCCGTTTGTCTCAAAGGTAATCTCTCTGAGACTTTTCATCTTTTCGTGACTTAAGAGTTCTGGGTAGGATCGTTGCCATCCGAGGAGTGGTTCTCCTCCTGTGATGACGAGGTGTTCTTCTTTCCATTCTTTAAACGGTAGTAGTTCCATAATGTCGCTGACAATAGTATCAATGTCCCTGCTGGGAGAAAGATGCTTGAAGCGAGGATCCCAGGATGCGTAGGAGTCGCAGCCCGTAGTGACGAGAGGAAGCTGTCCGTATTCGTTGTATTCGTTTGCTTCAATTTTTTCCCGCTCATTTGATAATTCTCCTTTTGGCATTCCAAAGCCGCTACAAGTAAAGTTGCATCCAAATGTTCTCAGGAAGATACTTGGGACTCCCATATATCTACCCTCACCTTGGATTGAGTAAAATAATTCACTTATCTTGATTTTTGTCATCTATTTTCCAACCGTGATATTTGGGATCAATCCCATACTTTTTTCTATATTCATATCTATCTTGTTCCCAACGCCAACATCCATACACAATAAAAGAAAGTATAGCGCACAATACAGAAACACTTATAACTATAATTAAGTCAGTCATTTTCCCACCAATTTTCCCAAGGAAAAATTACCCAGTGTGGATCTTCAGCCTTGTTGATACTCTTACCAATATAATTTATCTGCGTTAAACTTTGATCATTGTCAATCAATGCTGCAAAGCGAACACTTTCATTCCAAATACCATCCCATTTTTCATCACCGGGGAATGCACTTGATTGCCAATCTTTCTTGATCCATTCTAATGTAGCACCAGTATCGTTAATGTCATCAACAATGAGAATCTTCTTACCATCGTATGCATCTTCTGCCATCCAACAGTTACTTTCACACCCATCATCACTTCCGTCACGCAAACTGACTTTAACAGTTTCTAATGGAATGTCAAGATACTGACTGATCTTGACTGCGGGAACTAGACCGCCGCGAGTAAGACCCACGATATAGTCAGGCACCCACTGATCCTTTATGATCTGACGAAGGATGTTATGAATCAATGCGTCAATCTGTTTGTCTGTGTAATATACTTTTTTAATCAATTAACATTCTCCAAGAAATATGAATTCTTTTTCCACACCTTTTATGTTTCTTTCCGGGTAACCAAAGAATGAATCCGTAGGGTGTTTTGTCAAATCCCCAACCGGAAGTACTTGAACTAGGAGTAACACTAATATATGGATGCGTGAGAAACCAAAATTTGGCTAATACTAATTTCCATCTAGATGCTTTTCCTATAGGAGAGGTACTCCAACTAGAATATATCTTAACCATTCCAATGCCTCAATGCGTTTGCGATAATGAACATATTAGTGACTATTGCTTGAAAAATCAAGAATGTTCTTACCCAAGCTACACTATCACTTTCATTATCACAATCGCTTGCCTTCTCACCCAGAGCCTTGAACCAAATTCTTTTTATTCTTGACAATTTCTTCTCTTTCTTCCAAACTAGTAAAACATTGATTATTCGGGTCGTTTTCTTTGAATGTAGACCACAAGTCAAAGTTTTTTGGATCCTTTAACCACTGATCTAGCCAGCCCGGGCTCTGTCCAATTCTTTGTAGATACCAATTCAGTTTCTTACCCCACGCTAACTTCAACCTTAATTGGTCAGGGTGATTCAAATCAGTGGGTTGGTGTGGATTATTATCGTCAAACATTCTTTCTTGAGCAGTTTGATCGTTATTATTACCGGTCAAATCGTGTCTATCGTGATAAACATAAACACTAGGAACATTTTGAATGATACCTACGATGTATGCAACTTGACTTACCCAAGAATCAGTTACTTGATGAGGAGTCAAAACATCAAATAATGCTACCCAGTCTTTTGGTATGCAAGGAAATATTGCATTAGGGTGTTCATTATGATTATCTTTAAATCGTAGTACCTTAAATTGTCCATTATACTTAGCAATTTCAAGGTCCCAGTTGTCAGTTTGCATCACTGCATCATCATTCCATAATATCATCCACTCACCCATACTTTCACGGGCTAAATGATTAACATATAGATGAAGATTAAGATAACCCAATCTTTTAAATGTAAAGGCTCGCATTGCAACATCGCGGTCATTCAATTCTGGAACCAATTCATTATTGACATAATCAATGGTCAATGGATCATCATCATCAATTGCCAACAATATTTCAATACCGTCTGTATTACTTGCAGTATCCAAAAGAGAAAAGACGCTTCTCTTTAATAGATCAGGCCTTCCTCTAGTAGGAAGTAAAATTGAAATTTTTTGTTGTTGAATTGGCATTAATCAAACTCCTTATCTTCTCTGTGACCAACACGCATCGCCATATTGCTGTCGGTCTCGCGTACTGCTACCTTACAACACCAAACATTGTCTCCCCAACCATATGTTGGAAGAAAAATAGTATTCACATATTCATAAAGAAAGTCTGCGATGCCTTCGCATCCTGTCTTTTCAACTTCAGTAATCTTAGCAAGCTTCAACTCACCTAGTCTAAGTAGTTCTTCACGCTGAGGATCATCAACAGCAACAAGCAATGTGTGATCAAACCAGTCTTCAAGCAATGCCTTAAGTGGCTTTAATCCACCAAAGTCTACTACCCAGTTTCTTGCGTCTAATGTATTTGATTCAAACTCAAAATGAAAACTAAGTGCATAACCGTGAATCAAATTACAGTGGCTATCTGCCTTCCACTGACGATATGCTACTGGTCCTATTTGGTTATATGTTTTAGTACTAATATATTTTGCCATCTTTATTTCCTTATAAGATGACACGCAGAATGTTTTGAGTGGGATGAGCGTCAGAGACCACTGTAATTAATGTTGTATATATCACAATATCCTTCAGCGTTATAGATTTGTTCTAAATCTAAACTGTGATCATAATATCCTTCTTTTAGCATTTCTTGATAGGTTATGCTAGGATGAGAAGGAACATATGGATTAACCATATAATAAATCATAGCGTAATCATTGATATTCATAAACTCAATAGGTACCTCTTTCTTATCATAAAGATGTGGATAGCCCTCAAGAATATCTAATGCTTCTTCGCAATTTCGTGTAATGTCCCACAATACAGTTTGCAATGTATCACCCTGGCTATAAACAACATCAGCTACGCCACGGAAAACTAAACGATGATCAGGCAAATCATAGCGACCAAGTGAAACGGCGGCTGGACAGCGATAAGCCATCTGATCGATATTAGTATTCATTCCGTATGCTAGATACAACAATTACTTAAACTTCCTTATTGTTATCACACCATATCTAAGTGAGACAGTTTCGCAGCCAATCCTATTTATCACGGAGTTGGCTCGTTCTATCATCTTTATACTATTTCCGCAGATGATTGTCAAGGGAAATCTATCCTGATTGGTAAAAATAAAATTTTCTACCAATAAGTCAACATCCTGATGTTTTACTCCGTGTAAGTCTAACTCATTGTCACGCATTTAATTTATCCACTATCTGCGCATCCGCAACACGCTTTCTTAAGCTGCTTGAACTAAAGCTATGATCACGACTGTTATATACTAACTCTATGCCTCGTTGAATACATTCTTTACGGCCAGTAAATGCTTTACCTTCATATTCAATTCCTAAAATACGAACATCAACGGGTAAAATAAGTAATAGATCAATTAAATCTTGTTCGGTCTGGTATATTACAACTTCATCAACATACTTAACTGCTGCTAATTGAATCTGCCGTTCAACAATTGATTGAATAGGTTTGTTCTTGGTATCAGGGCGATCAATAGTAGGATCAGTCTGTAAACCAGCAATCAAGTAATCACAATGATTTTTAGCTTCGGCGAGCATTGCGATATGACCCGCGTGAAGCATATCAAAGGTGCTGAAAGTAATACCTATCTTCCTACCTTCTTCCTTAAGTTCCTTAATCTTATTAAAGATCATATGGTAATACCTCTTCTATTAATGGATCGTCTCCCGCTCCATATGTTATTCTATATTCTTTATCATTATACTTGTAAAAATAAGTATGCGTTATTTGATTGTTTGAATCACTATGATGACCTACTAACTTGAGGACGACAAGCATTTGCTCTGCCTCTTCACCAATAAGTTCTCGCATTTCAGGACCATGAACCTGACGAATCCATTCGCGTAGTTTAACAGGATCGGCTAAGCGTTCTGCGGTCTGTTTGCGCATAATATCAATAATTTTTTGGTATTTGTCAGTCACAACCACCTCAACTTAAACCAAACCATATCTTCTTCTGTGGGGAAATCAATGTAGTAGTTACCGTCTTCAAGACCTATAGCCCGATCAGGACAGTGTTCATCTACCCAATCTTCTATGTGCGGCTTTATCAAGCTATAGCTACTACCAATGTCTAAGATAGGATGTTCAATTACTGGTTCAAATGTAAAAGGATCAGTGTGTGTTACTTTTCCCATACTAAATGGCAGATACATTCTTACTGTCACGACCACCTCAATAAGAACCACGATTCTAAATCTTCTGTGAATGTATATCCAGCCGAATGATTGACAAAATCATAGTCTACATAGGTCCACTTGTCTTTGGGGTAGGATTCTATCCAATTTTGAATTTCTCTATCACGAATAGCATATACATTTTTTCCACAATGCAAAGCGGAAAGTTTAGTCCAGGGTTTGAGTATTAGCGGTTCAACTGTCCAACTAGCGTTTAGTTTTCTAGTAGGCGCATTGACTTTGGTTTTAATAATTTCAAACTTAGGAATATTGCTCATTTCATTCTCGCAATACTGAGGAACTCTGCTCTTGCAGCAGGGTCAGTCTTGAATCCACCACCGAGACGGCTAGTGATAGTGCGAGAACCAGTATCTTCAACGCCACGGCTGGCTACGCAATAATGCTTAGCATCAATCATAACAGCCACATTCTCTGTTTCAAGGATATACTGCAATGCATAGAACACCTGCTCGGTCAATCGTTCCTGAATCTGAGGACGCTTACTGAAGTATTCAACGATACGATTTATCTTTGATAGACCAAGCACCTTAGTAGTCGGAACATATGCAACGGTAGCAAGACCATCGATGACAACGCCGTGATGTTCACAGTTACTCATCACAACCACATTGCGTTCAACTACCATTTCATCGTGACCCATCTTGTTTTCTACAACGGTACATTTGGGGAAGTTTTCTTCTTTGAGACCGAAATAAATCTCATTAATATACATTTTGGCCATTCTGTTGGGAGTTTCCGCAAGACTATCATCATTCAGATCCAGCCCCACCGTCTTCCAAATAGTAGTAAATGCCTCTTCAAGAATATCAATTTTTTTCTTGTTTTCTACTTCAAGTGCTGATTCAACAATAGGGCATTCTACACCTTTGTTAATAAGGTGTTCTCTAATCTTCTTTCCCAACTTAGGGTCTGTTTTAGTCTTATCAAAACTCACAATGATTCTCCTTACTCATAATTGTTTATGGTTCATAAATGTAGGTTTAGTAGAGTTCCACACTAAACCATACTGATATTTTCTGTTAGGGAAAGCAGATATGTCATCATCCGATCTATATTTACCCTTTAATTCCCCTTCAAATATAACTCTCTTTCCGGAAGGTTTATACTTTCTTCCGTACTCCACATTATAATCAAGCGCAATGTATCTGTCAATTTCTTTGGGTGATAAAAACTTTTCCTCACAGTTAACGATACACCATCGTTTTCCTCTGACTGCGGATTTACCGTACATTCCATTTGTAGTTCCGTGTCTGGCTTTGGTTTGTTTCTTACCCACTCTGGTTTTAATAGCAGAAGTGTTAATTATATTGTCTTTTCCGTATATTTCAATGAATAGGCCAAGTTGAGGTTTTTTAATGACAGTATGTTCACCTAGCAAAGTGTTGTAAATTGTTATTGTATCTTTTCTAGGATTATTGAATTCTTTGCCGCTATTGCTGTGAGAATTACCGGAAGACCAAGAAGAGGTTCTAATATTAGTCAACCCATATTCTTCCTTGAGGCGCTTGATTAAAGTTTCCTCTATTCGCACAGCCTCATCTTCTGTAAGACCTTCGTGTAATTTAATGATTGTAGGTGGTATACCCTCAGCGCACATTTGCCGGATAGTGTTAAGCTTATGGCTGTTTTTAAATTTTCGGGTAGGACGAGCATCCTTTAAATGATCGTACATTCTTCCATCTTTGCCCTTTCCTATATAGAAAGGTTTGTAGAGAAATGAAATATTCTCAGTTATGAATTGGCCCGGTTCTCGCGGATCAAGGTAAGCATATACATAGTAATGTGACATATAAGTTCCTAACTCCTTATATAATATAAATGATGTTGAAATCTATCATATTTCAACATTACTATTTATCCCAAATAACTACTCATTTATTCTTTTAGTTTCGTGCTTAACTTCACCATTTAATAACACGAACTTGTTTAATATTCCATTGTTGACAAACGATACTTCAAGTGAATCCGTTTTGCTATCTGCTAAGACTAGAACATTAGCCCCTTCTCCAGTGATGGGGAGTATTTCCTTCATTAAACGCATACAGGTAAAATCATCAATAGTGTCATATAAATATTTCAATATAACCCGCTTGACTTGTTCTTCTATGGTGTGAATAATCACTGCATCATTACTCCGGTGGTACATCTTTTGATTCGGTCATAACAATGAAATAGGGTTTATTCTTGCGAATCATTTCATTGATCATATTTCTAGTTCCGTTACTTTCACCGTCCCATATAATAATTGCTATATCTGCGTATTCGGCCATCTGACGATTGCGAATAGGGCCAGCTCTTTTGCCATATGTATTCCAATCCGCCGGCATTTCCTTAATTGGAATTCCTCGCATATTAGCATACTGTTCACCTAACTGATCAACACCTATTGCTTTTCCGGAGACAATTTCAGTAACTTGAATGCCATTGCGTTCTATTCCACTACGGTCAACTGCTTCAAGAACTAACTTGAAATCATTGAATGGAATCTTATTCTCTTTGTCTTTGTAACGAGTACCAGCGATGATAACTTTCATTATCGCATCATCCTTATCTCTCCGCAGATAGTGCATCGGTGCGGATTAGTGGTTCCGCAGCTATCAATTAATACCCAATGATGGATACCAAACCATTTGTGAAGCCACGCTGCATACTTATTCATTAATACTTTGCCTCTCTAGTGTGCTTACGATAATCTGTAGTATAACGACGATATTGATCACCCTTACCCTCAAGAATGTCACAGATACGATCAATGGTTCCATCAGTATAATCACTGATCTTGCCCATATTAGGATGAGCCTTCTTCAACAATACATCAAGCTTATTTACCGCGTCATCAATAGACCAAGGAACATACATTCTTTCGTGATCATTGGCAAATGTTTCAGGAAAACTGCGATAGGCAGGGTATAATACATTGCATCCCAGTGCATCTGCTTCACTTACAGTGTTACTCACCCAATCCTGCAACGCACAATTGAATACAACACGGCTTTCGTTAAGAATCTCATAATACTTGTTCTTGTCAAGATTATCATAGATAATCAACTTACCGTCTTCAACCATCTTGCGAGTGCGAGCCATATAAGTTTCGTTATTTGAACGAAGTTCTCCTCCACTACAAACAACAAACTCAATGTCAACCTTTGGATGACGAGTTCTATACTCCTCAATAACATCCATATAGAAATCAGGTTGCTTTTCTTGATCCCATCTTGCTGAGAATACTACACGCATCCTACGACTGTTGAAGGGACGAATATAATTGTCTACTCTTTCAATTACCTCATCCTTACCAAATGCAAGACCTGAGATATTATAGATAGGAACGTCCCATCCAGCTACTCGCATATGTGCAACCATTTCTTCGTTAGTCGCAAGAACACCGGACACACTAGCGCATACCATTTGTTCATATGCTCTCATCCAACGATCCATTCCCCAAACGTGGACAAAATCATCAGGATCAATAGTCTGTGCTAGACAACGAACAAAGATGTGAGGACACTTGTCTTCGGGAAGCTGATCAATGATGTAGGGCAGTGATTCAAAACCGGGCTGAAACATATCTTCAAAGTAGATTACGTCTTCGCTAGTGACTTCACCCTGCTGCATAAGCTGAACAAGATTCATCATCTGACTCATAGCATAGTAAGAGCGACCGTGTGCATCAAGCACCTGACCAGTCACGATCTTCTGACTGTTATCAAGTTCGCGCCCCAAAACATACACTACATCAAGGCCCCGCCTAGCGAATACTCGACGATTCCATTCTGTTAATTGTAGTGTATACCGAGCATTATAGGCTTCAAGGCCCATATAAAATAGTTTTCTCATTTGTTATTTTCTTTCACCAACTGTAAACGAAGCCACTAGATATTACAAACAACTTTACCTATGAGTCCCTAGAACTTCCTGTTCCTTAAACTTTGCTAGGTCAGCTTCCCAATTGTTCTTAACTGGCTTCCCGGACATATGTCTCTGGAACACCTTATAAGTGTTGCTCTTGTTATTATAAAGGTCGCGCTCATCAAAGCGATAACCATATTCTACGCAAAAATTGCGTAGAGTGTCCAAATCTTCAAAAATCTGATTGATATTAGTCTTAGCCATTATATACTCCTTAGATGGCAAGTGATTGATAAGGTTTTGTTGTGTTGTAATAAATAGTGGCACCGTTCTCACCGTCTTCGCTGACTGTGATTTCAATGTCACGCTCGGGGTAACGACTTGCAATATGCTCATACAAGCTATCACAAATCATTTCACAAGACTGATAATCAAGATCAATAACTCCCTTGCCATATAGATTTTCTAGATAGCGTTTGAATTGAATGAACTCAATTTCTCGGTCATTGTGCTTAACTTGAATACCCACTTTAAAATGAAAGATATGCCTATGTGGGTATCCAAGAAAACTTACATCGTATTCATTCCCTGTAGCAAGATCAATGTTTTCTAATGCATCAGGATACTTATGAATTCCTTCTTTACGAAAGGTAACCCAAATCATTCGTTTAGCCTGATCAACAATACGCAATCTTTGCGTAGCTCTGGCCATTTCTATATTGTCATCTATATTCATAATTCATCTACCATATCTTGTATAGCATCATCGCTATCAATGATTTCTTCATCAACTTCTATATCACTTTCATCAACTGAAAACAAATCATCAAACATAGATTTCAGTGGCTCCTTCTTTACTTTTTCAACTTTACTAGAACCAAACTTACCATCGAATAATTCAGTAGATTGTGTTTCAGAATTAACTGCCTTCTTACCAGAGAATCCTTGGCCTGCTTTCATCTGAGTCCAGAACTTACTATAATGTTCTATCAAATCCAAGCTACTTTGTCTATCTTTAAGGCTAAAAATCTCGTCAACAATTTCACCAAAAGTTGTATGATCAAACTTGTCTATAACCATATTAGGAAGAATGCCTGTCTCGTAACGACGATTGGCTTCCTGAACAGCATAGATATGCTGATAGACATTATGTGCTTGTATCAATGTATAGCTAAGAGTATCCCAGCTAGTCTTAGTTTCTTTACCGTGCTGACCAAGAAAACCTACACCACGATAGCAGATATCTTTCATCAACAATCTATCAGTTATTGGACTATCAGTAAACAATTGATGAATATTATCTTCTAAGCAACCTTGACTATACTTGCGATTGTCAGTTGCATACTTTTTATTCTCAGCAGTTTTCTCCATAGCATAAGTCCACTTTGTATCGTGTTCAAATGTATTGTTGTTGTATGCTAGACCTTTAGCAGCAGCAAAGAATGGGCTTGCACAATCAAATGTAATCTTGAACTTGCTATTATGATATTTGCGAATCGCCTTCTGAATATCAGTAAACAATACTGCATATTCCATAATACTAGTGCCGAGACAGTGAATTAAGTCGTGCTTGCCTTCTTCTAAGAAACCATCGTGAATAATACCCACTAAACGCTTAAGCATCAAATGAATGTCAATCTTGTTTTGACCACCGAACGCCCAGCCATTAAATGCACGATCCCCATAGATGTTGGTATCGCAATACTTCTTCATCTCCTCGTACCAGTCATCACTCTGCTTATGATTGCGGCCCTGCAAAACATTTAAGAACTTGCAGCGACCATCACGATTGTTGATGAAGTATTCGTTATTGATATGGGTAGCAGTAATTGCTTCTTCAATGGTGCTGATACCATGTGCCGAGGTACTAGTCTTCTTATCCTTGATATGATAAGTTGTCAGGCTCTGTGATGGAATATCAAGACACATACCATAGTCCATATATTCATCCATCCACTTAAGAACTTCTGTTCTTTTCTTCATTGCACGAGGGCAGTTAGGATCCTTCCAATCTGCGGGCCACTGACATTTAAGAATCTGGAATCCACCTGAGTCTCCTAATAGAAAAGTTCCTTCTTCTCTCTTTCGAATGATACTTTCGTTAGGGTCGTCTTTCGTAATGTCAAGATTAGCGTGACCAGCAGAATACAAGCCCCATTTGTAAGTGAATAATCCTGCTTTACTGTTGAAGAAATTCAAACATTCAACATCACCATTAAATCCTGCAGGAATTCTCGTAGGGTCAAAATAGTTTTCACCTTCACGCTGCTTACCTAAGCCGCTAATGAAGAAGGACGAGATTGCAGGCAGAAACAATGCCCAATCATCATTGTGATAATCAGAGAGATTAATTTGATCCAATTTTTACCTCATCTTTGATTAAAGTCTGTACGACTTTAATCTTTTGATCAATTTCTTTCTTTTGGTTTACAAGATCAGCAATAGTAGGATTAGTTTTTGCTAGTTTTTCAAGTTCAGCATCTTCTGTTGCTTTTTTGATAGCCCAATCCAATGCTGTTTCAGCATCAGGAGTCAAGTTAACCTGAGCGTGACTCATATTTAACTGGATCCAACTATTGCCGTCATACACTTCTATATTCTGAGTAGAAGTATTAAATCGCATATCCCCAAGACACATAGCGCCTGTATAGCTATTGACATATGTGGTCGCTGGCATTCCACCGTTGACCACCATATAACGACCACCGTTAATCGTCCTAATCATATCACTTAGTCTGTGCTGGTAATAGATAACGATAGTTTGCAATGCCACTATCAACTGTGATTTCAGCAGCGCCTGCATCAGCAAAACGAACTACCTTATCACCGGGTAGATCCATAATAGCAAGAAAGACCTTAACAGGCCAGTTCCAAGCCTTAGTAAGATTTCCAGTCACATCTGAATGAAACACAAAGTTACCACTGTGTGTAGAATGATCACCGAAATAAATCTTTAGATCGCCATTGTCTGTCTTGGTCTTAAAGTTAAGTTCTTCGCTGTTAGCACTAGCCTGCTTCTTAAGACGCATAACACCAGCAACTGTTGGTTCAAACTCAACATCCCAGCTAGCGCCCTTGAATGTGACATTCTTAATCTTATCTTCAACTACATTCTTCAACATCAAGCGATAGTCGTTAACAAAGTCACCTACCTTAGTTTCAAAGTGAATTGCAGCAGGAACATCAGCTCCGTCTCTGTTTTCCTTAGTCACATTGATAACTGAAGTGTCATCGTAATCATCAAAGCTTAGAATTGTCTTAAGCTTTGACAAGTTAGGCATACCGAAAGTTCCCTGAAATCCATCAATGGGAGTCTTAAATGTCCCAGTGACGATAACAGTCTTGTCATCAGAATATGCAGAAATCTTAGTTTCTGTATCGGAGCCCTCGACCTTTACAAGTTCAATGACACCTAGTCCCTGAGTATGTTGGATCAAATCTAGTAAATTATCTTTCATTTTGTTTCCTTTATAGTATTTAGGTTCGTATATAGTGTATAATAGTGGAATTTTTTGCAAAAAGCAATAGTGTTGTTATCCGAAACTAAAGAAGTCATCGACCTTGCTATTAGTATTGGTATCGGTTCTAATGTTCCAATTCAATACGCCCAATAAGTTGTCAATCTTTTCATCAACTAATGTTCGTTCCATTTCTAAGTCATCAAATGGAAGATCAATAAACCATTTGGGCAATCTCAATTCGTCTGTAGGATATGCAACACTTGTAAATCCAAGTGGATTATCCTTTACTTTACAAACAATAATCTTCATTCCATCAACTATCTTTTGACTATATTGATCATTGTTCATCTTACGAAGATAGTTATAGTTAAGTGCTGCTCTAACATGTCCGGGCATATTAGCTTTGCCTGTCTTGCTACGAGCTTCTAATTCACCATAATATGTGAGTTTATTAACACTCTTGGGAGAACCCTTAGTCCAGCTATCTTGCTCGCTTAGCCAATTCTTGAATTCACGAATCTTGCTTACAACTTCGTCTCTTGGCGCACCAGCAAGCACAATTTCAAGAACTTCCATCAAGAATGCTTGAACATACTTGGGAGTGTCTGCCCGCTTAAGATCAAGACCCATTGCCTTAATCTCGCCCATCTTGTTCCCTGTATCTTTTCTTTTGCCTTCTTTGTCAAAGATGTTGATGGCATATCTTTTCTTTGTGATGAACAATGTTCTATCACCGATAAGTTCACGACCTGCCTTAATAACTTCACCGTTTTTGATAGGACAATGAAATGCTCGTTCCATAAATGAAGGGAAGCTTAGATTGACATGGTCCGCGATAGTGTCATATAGTTCAATACAAGTTTCTTTGTTCCAAACAAGTTCTCCTCGTTCAATCTGACCCTTGACAAGAGGATATGCACTAAAATAACAGGAGTCAGTATCACCATACACAATAGCTTCGCCGTCGTGTTCATACTTTTCCGTGATGATTTCATTAATTTGGCTCATCATATGTTTCACAACTTGACGACCGCTTAATGTAACTGACTGCCCGATTCTTTTATCATAGAAACGACAATGTTCGTTCAACAATGCACCATATGCTGAGTTAAGCAAAATCTTGCGAACAAGCTGACGCTTATCATAATAGTCAAACATATCTGTGCCATATGCTTCTTTGGCTTCTTTCTGAATACTTTTTCGTTCAGTATACCAACGAGACAACAATCCGGGAATGACACCTTCTTGTTCATATGTAAAGATGGTGCCATTAGCACTAATCATCCAGGGCTTATGACTGTCAAAGATTAGTTTCCAGATTTCAGCAGCACTCATTTCTACGCTACGACCATCTTCATAATCAATGGTAAGCATAGTACCACGTTCTTGGTTCATAATAGCAGTATATTCTAATGAACCAAACAAGTTTTCCCAAAGAATAGCGCCAGTGACTGCATCTGCATCATCACCGTTCTTCTTTTTACGCTTGTCTTTAGCAAGTGCAAGGCTCTTTTCACGCATATATTGATTAGTCAATGTCTGTCTAACCTGACCAATGATAGTTTCAGGAGCCATATTCAATGCGCGAATTGTAGATGGATATAGACTGTTAATGTCAACTGCACCGACCCATTCGTGAATGCCCTTCTTAGGAACAGCAACATATGCACCCGCTGCTTGTTGCTCATCACCGAAACTATCTCTGCGCTTTTTGTCAGGCACGACTAAATCACGATTATGTGCTTCGTTATAGATAGCCATTTCAATCATTGCTACTGAACCCATAACAGTGGGCATCAATACAGTGTTTTCGTGTGCTAGAGCATTTGCAAGATCAAGAAACTTTAGTTTATTATGAATCTTAACCATCAGCATTGTATCCTGACGATTATACTGCACGAATGTCTTGAAATCTTTGTTGTATAACTGGTCAAGACTACCTTCATATTGAGTCTTGCGCTCACCAACTTCCATTTCACCAATAGCATCTAGACTATAGCTATGGCGACTTTCATAGTTATACTTCTTATACAACTGTAGATAGTCCATATGAATGCGACCAACTAGGTCATAAGTTGTTTCTTCTTTACCATATCGCTCATATGTTCTAGACTTTGGAAGTTGACCAAGCAAACAAAACTTTCTAGTATCGTCCTTACTCATAATACGGGTAACACGATTTACTAGATAGGGAATATCGTACCCTTCTGAGTTCCAACCAGTCAAAACATCTGCATCTTCAATCAATTCAAAGAATGTTTCAAACATTTCTATCTCATTACGAAATAAGAAACAATTCTCAAAGTCTTTGGTTAATTCTTTTGCAGTTTCATCTGTCATATGTCTTGGAGGCATAACCAATGTAATCAATTGATCAAGCCAATCCAAATACATACTTATTGCTGTTACACTATTGAATGGATCATCGGTAGGACTGAATCCTCTATCAGGATCAAAGTCGACCTCAATATCGAAAAAGCAAGTATGAAGCTTAGGCGGTTCAGCGTTTAAGTAGTTGTCACTGAGACACCTAAAAACTACATTGATATCACTTTCGAACAGAGTTTTACCACGATGTATTCTACGCTCTTTCTCAAACTCTGCTTTCTTGCGAGTAGAGAAACGAGATACGCTGTCTCCAAAGATACTGCGATATTTTCCTCGAGGATCTGTGTAATAGAAAGTATAGTTGGTAGGATATTCCTTGTAGAGGCGTTTGCCCTCAGAACTACGCTCTACGACAAATATCCTATCACTTTTTCCGTCAAGAACGGCGTCAATATATGACATTAATTAGGCTTTGCCCACCGTAAGTAGAATGTTGTTGAGTTCCTCATTTTCCTCGTTCGTTTCGTTCAAACGGGACTTGTGTGCGACCTTAATTGCCTTCTTGAGGATAGAGGGCTTGATTTCTAATTCTTCTGCAATAGCCTTAATTGTATCATTAAGACCTTCGTTGAGTGTTTCCACTTCAACAAGGACCGAAATACCTTCGTTTACTAATTGAACCAATTTGACCTTTGCTTCAGCATTAAATGTTCGTGACAAATTTTATCTCCTTATTTGTTTAACTATATTACAGTATTTTGTGTAGCAACACAACTGGTTTGGTATAAATATAGTTGAGAATCGCGGTACTGGTAATACCCATTCTCTCTAATACTGAAACGGAGTATCAGCGATGAACACTATTTATTTCTATTCCAACAAGCCTGATGGTTTTTATGTATATGCGTTTATCCGAAAAAAACGGAACACCTTATTATATTGGTAAAGGAAAAGGTAGAAGGTGGAAACATAACAAACACGAACAATTCAAAACTCCATCTGACTATTCTAGAGTAATTATATTAGAAGCAGGATTGACTGAAATAGGAGCATTCGCACTAGAGAGGAGGTACATTAAGTGGCACGGTCGAAAAGATATAGGTACCGGCATATTACAGAATCGCACTGACGGCGGCGATGGCGTATCTGGAATGATACAAAGTGAAGAATCCAATCGTGCAAGAAGTATAGCTCAACTTGGTGTACCTAAAGGTCCTCACACTGAAGAAAGAAAAAAGGCAATTAGCATTGCAAAAAAAGGAAAGAAAATAACAGGGCGAGGATTAGAAAACCTACGAAAAGCTCGGGAATTAAAAAGAGGAACCAAACGTCCAGATCATAGCGAAAAAATGAAGGGGGCCGGAAACCCTATGTTTGGCAAGAAAAGAGAGAAGACCCGCGGATCAACCGGAATGAAGTGGTATAATAACGGTATCCTCTCTGTTGTTTCTGATACCTGTCCCCCGGATTATGTTCCGGGAAGAATATACAAAAGAAAGAAGTAGTTACTGAAATATGTGATGGTTCTTCTCGCCATAGATTTTGATATACTTGCCAGCTAACATATCAGCCATCGCTTCAATGGGACTGCCGGGATAACTATCGCCGGGCTGAATCATACCCAGTTCACTTTGGCGACAATGAACAATTTCGTGGAATACTGTTCTTAAGATATCGACTAAATTTCGGTTCTTTGCATAAACCCATATAGTATCTGAACCTTCAGTGTGCCTACCAGTATGATGATTTTGCTGAGCATCTTCTGTGTCCATACTCAGTTCAATTTTTATTGGATTCTTAAGATGAACCCTACGCATTGCCCATTCAGCAAACTTATTCACTTCGTCAGGAATGTCTAGATTTTCAATGTCAACATCTACTTCATCTAACTTGTTTTTAATCCAGGTATCAGGAGTTCTTTTGTATTTTTTAACAAACAAGTCGTGTAATGCCTTACCAGTAATATGATGCTTTTGTGCAACTTTACGCATAAGTTTATCAATGGTATCATAATCGTGCTTAGCCAAACTAGGTAGTTTTTTGGCTAATTCCGAGGCAGCAGATTCTACTAAGATTTCATCACCGAGCATATTATATTTATCATTGGATATGGAAATGGCGACGAATTACTTCGCCGCCATTTCTTTTATAAATTAATTAAAACTTCTGGCTGATGGAAATACCAACAGTATCGCTATCGGTAGTTCCGCGAGTGCGATAATAAGTAGCGCCTACCCCAGTTCTATCACTGATTGCGTAGGTGAGACCAGCGTGAACTCGCTCCTCGTTAATATTGTCGAGATATTCAAATCCCTGACGATGGCGATAACCAGCAGTTACTGAAACCGGACCATATACCTGACGCGAACCCTTGATTCCAAGACCCCAGAATTCACTGGTATTGCCCTGCTTGAAAGATTCACCAAGCTCGGCATAAGCAGTGGTCTTAATACCAGCTACTTCTGGGAGATTGTATCCAATCTTACCAGAAAACTTAGCATCAACTGCACCAGCATTCTGCGCCTGCTTAGCCTGTAGCTCTGCACCAGCAACTACATTGCCGTATACATTACCCCAGTATTCAACCTTAAGTTCGGTAGAGTCAGTGTGTGCGCCACCGCGAACATCGCCAAGACGAACTTCGCCAGTGAGTGTTCCTGCTGCAAGAGCAGGAGTTGCAACGACTGCCGAGGCGAGTGCTGCGATTGCAATTAGCTTCTTCATAAATTAACTTTCCTTTTTCATAGTTAAAGTCCGACTATTTGCATAGTCAGTTATATATTTAACAGGTGTGTAGGTGTATGTCAAATTTATTGGGTAAACTCAATAAATGCTTTTCGGAGCACGTGGCTTGTTATAATTCTTCACGGTATCAATGAATGCTTCCTTACTCTGAATAGCAAGGTTCTGCATTTCTTCACGGTCCATGGGCTTGAGCGTTTCATAGCGATTCAAGAATGCAATCATTGCATTTACAGGAAGCTCAACTCTGGAACCATCACGAAAGGCGATAGGGCGATTGCCGCCAGTATCCATACTCTTGCGAATCTGAACGACAAGGTTGGGAACCTTTTCAGTATCCGGATCTTCAATGTTGTCATCTTCAAACGATTCAAACAAGATTTCATTAATTTTCATATTATATCACCTTTTGTGTATTTATCAGTGAATCACTGTTTTAGCATAGTTAGCTAGCATTGTCAACCTATTTTATCAATCTGTTGCCAAATTCACATCCACGATGTTTCCAGATAGTCCGGGCTCCATTTCTATGGCCCTGGTAGCAGCGTGATCACGATCATAACCTAAAAGATTAATCTGCCTGCCACTCGTAGTGGTGATGGTATATACATTCATACCACTGCTGCTAGAAGGCTGATGTTGTCGCCTAACTTCTAAATCTTGCTGGCTCCACATAGGTCTATGTGATTCGGCTCTATCTCTTGCGTGTTGCTCATTATTAGCCATAACATTTATAGTTTCGCCAGTTCTACTATTAGATACTACCCAGCTTCCGAATGTATTATCTTCGTCACTACCGCCAAATGCTGGCTGAGCCTGACCTAAATGACCGCGCAACCTATCTCTCCAATCAGAAGATTGACTTGGTTCATTCATTCGTTCTATCTGTTGTGCTTGTCTAGCTTGATACATAGAGACTGTGCTTCTGTCAGAATCCTGCAATACAATATCAGGTTCTTGAACTCTATACAAGTTAGGATACAATGTCATTGCAATGCGATTAGCTTCTGAAACCGATCTAGCTGCAATATATTCACTAGCTGTTACGTAAGGTTGAGTTTGTCCAGTCACACGGTATAACTGATATTCCTGACCCAGGTCACTAGAAGGTTCTGCGCCAGTTTGCAAGCTTACAGGAGTAACAGTGATATCAGCGCCACTAGTAAAATTATGTGGATCGTTTCTAATTGCACGCCCTCTAGCATTTTGTTCACTGCCAGCAGCTAATCTAACCTCATGTCCTGTGTCATTGTTGCGAACAATATATAATTGCTCACCTGGTGCCATTCTAGGAGATGATTGCTGTGGTTCCTCAAACTCATCCTTCAATCTAGCAGTAAGTTCGCCTTGATTAACCATATTAGGATACATATCAACCGCGATTTCAACTGCTTGCATTGGGCTGAAGGCGTAGATTTCAACTCTCTTATCCGGGTCGTCACCGTGAACAATATAGTAGTGATTGCCGGTAAACTCAGTTACTAAGATGTTTTCTATATCGTCTGGCTTGAACCAGCTAGGCTCTAGCTTAACTGCGGCTTGTAATGCTTTATCATCATTACTGACTTGCTCTGTTCGCTTGAGAATGATTCTGCGATTATCGCCGGTTGGGTTATCATATTCAACAATCCAGTCACCGTCTCTTGCCTGATAGATTGGAACTTCAATGATACCCTGTGCAGTATATTTTGATTGTTTTCTTTCTGCTTGTGCAGTCTTAAGTTTATTCTTAAGTTCACTTCTAGTGATAGTGCCGGCAGCATACTGAACAAATATATCCTCAATTGATCCTTTAGTAGGAGCAAACATCTTAGTTAATTTCTTTAGGTATTCCTTACGATATTTGTCAGGATCAACTGCTGCATCAAGTGCTACAACACAGCGATATAGTGTATCTTCTACCTTATCAAAATTATCACCAAGCCAATCTCCGCCCGGGCCTCTGAATTCAACACGATTATCTTTTGGATTGATACTAGTGAACTTACCTACTCTTCCCGAGTGAATAACTTTACTTGCCATTTCTTCTAAATTATTTTTTAATTTTTTAAATAAAAGTTCTTTATCTTGCGGACTAGCATCTGCAATAACATCCATCGCACTTTTACAATATGTATTTGCACTGCGACCAAATCTATCTAATAGATATTTGTCACCTAATAACAATGTAAGCTTAACAAAGTCTAATTTGTCTTGATCAAAATCAGGAACACTAACATTCATATGTAATCCGGTAGAGCGATTAGTATAGGCACCTCTTCCGTCGGCCCATTTCTTAACTAACTTAACTTGTTCAACTGCTTGGTCTAATGACAACGGAGGACTAATAAACTCTAAACCGGTATCACCACCTTCACCGTGTAAACTTGAGTCAGGTTCAATATCGTATGCATCATCTTCTCTATTACCGCCGTGATAACTTGTGCTATAATTGGCATGCATTCCTACTGCTCGTGAAAATTCGCTAGCTACCTGTTCAAGATTCATTTCACTATCGCCGCCGGTATAGTATGGCCACATAATATATCCACTAGTGGCACCGGGAACATCCGACATATTATAAATGCCGATACTATTTAAAAATTGTCTTTCATCAAAGTCGCCTTCTTCTTGTTTTTCATCACGAAATTCTTCATATGCTTTACTGTAGTTATAACCTTGTTCTTCCCATTCATCCTCAATGAATTTTTCCCAGTCTTCCTTTGAAGGAACTCGGTCGCCTAATAAATCTTCTTCTGTTCCTACATAATCAGCAACTTCGTCATCGCTTACATTTTCACGACACCACTTGGTAAAATATTCTCCACTTTCTTGACTCCATAAATCGTCAATTTGTTCGCTTTGATATTCGTAGAACTTTTCTTGAAGTTCATTGCGCAAATCATTTATAGCACTACCGTAATTATATTCGCCATCGTCAAAAAACCTTATGATATCGTCAATGTCATAAGCATCTTCATCCATACTCATATCTTCTTCTGGATCGGCATCATCATCTACTGTGCCAACATTAGGCACGATCATCTCAAACTCAATACCAACTTTAGCATCAATGTCACTAGCTAATTTTTTGAGGTTGCTAGGACTCATCTTGACTTCAAATAAGTCTTCGTATGATTCAACTATTAAGAAATCTTTAGCGCGCAAGTGTTAGGCCCTCGCTGTTTTTAAAATGCTTCTTAACATCCACTTGTGTTTACTGTGGGCGTCAATGCGTTCTGCAATGAAGTTAGCAATACCCTGTTCGTCGGCATCATTTGCTACGTGGAAGGCTTGCTTATACATCCCGAGTATGATATCATTATCATAGTATAATTCCTGCATCATTAATTCGGCTCGTGGAATCTTCGTTTGGTCTTCAATTTGACTTAGTTCAGCATAACGAGTTATACTGCCAGGTGTATAACTATCAAGCTGGCGAATGATTTCAGCTATCTTGTCAATGGTGTTGTCATATACTTCTGAGTAATAGTTACTAAAGAATTCGTGATATTGGGGGAAGTCTGGACCCTCTACGTTCCAGTGAAAATTCTGTGCCTTGATAGATAGGGCATAGGCTGTTGCCAATAGTGTTTTAAGTGTATCTGCTAACATAATATAAGTCCTATAGACTATTTATTGTTTTGATTCAAGAACAGCAACTCTTTTGTCCAAGTCGTGAATCTCATCTTCAATATCATCTTTGAGTTGGTCTCTTGCAATTTGGTTATTATCTTGTATTAATTGTATTTGTTCCTGCAGGTCAATGACAGTCATTAATAGGTAACCTACTCCTGTCAATAATAAAGGAAATATCGCCATTAATATATCTTTTATCAATCCCTCTTTCATTAGTTGTTCTCAATAAAGTCTTGCAATATTTGTCTTGCTTCTTTATAACTAGCGGCTTCAAATGTAGTAGTTTTCCATTCCCCGCTTTTGCATAGTGCGTTAAAGGTGTAAGTTCTCATTATCCTTCCTCCCCGATATCTATATATCTTAATGGTTTTTTAGTTAATACCGCTGCAATAGCTCTATGATTACCATCTACAATGTGCCCATTATCTAATACGATAATATAATTTGAAAGATTAGGATCTTTGATGTATGCATTAACAATGTCGTGTTGTTCTGGTTCCATCCTATCAAACAAGTCTTCAATACCTTCTACATCATATTGATGCGCTAAATTAAAGTCTAGTTCTCTAGGTGTGATCTTTTTAATTTCAAATGGAGTATCCCATATCATAGTACCGTAGTCCCAGATTTGCTCATTGTCGTCTGGTTTCTCTTGTTTATATAAGTCAGTCAACGTGATAGTTTCAGCACCTTGATCTTCATAAGTCATCGCAATGATACGACGAGGACCCTTCCTTTTAAACTTGTTATATTCTTGTTCATATGTAGTGGGTCCACCTACCATTTGACCACCATTATTTCCAGCACTTCCGCCACCTTGTCCAGTGCTTACTGTTTCGTCCACAGTAGATTTACTTTGAGCAATCAATTTCCTGACATATTGCTGCACTATAGGATCATTGTAGGGTAGACTATCTTCACTTAATGCTGCCGGGTATTTGTCACCGGTGATTGTTGATCCGAAAGTAGTATAAATTAATTCACCACCTTCTTTAAAAAATTGATATAATTGTGGCAATGTGTCTAAGTTAGGATATATGATAGAAAGAGCAAAGTTTTCTACTCCTAACTTAGACACTTCCTGCCTTGCATTACCTCTGAGTTTTTCCAAGATCATATTTTTAGCTTGCTGGCTATTTTTCTGTATTTCTTCGCCGCCCACATTAAAATATTGATTTACCTTATATGAACGAGTATGACCATAAATTATGTTTTGTTCTAGATTGTCCCAATTTGTTGCAGTGCGTTTCTTCGGATACATCATAGCTATTTGTATAACAGGGATACCATTTTGCTTTATTTGATCAATAGTTGTTCTAACAGCTTTAATGCCAGTTGGTTGTGTAACAGGAGCACCAAATAATTTAACAAGCTTCTTTAAGTATTCTTGCTTATACATTTCAGGATCGCTTGCAATAATCATTGCTTGAACAAATCTACCTACAATGTTGACTATACTACTATAGTCACTTAAGTAATTTCCGCCGGCGTGCCTAAAGCTAATATATTTGCCATTACTGCTAATACTTGCAAAGTGATCACCAGTTTCCTTATTGATTATTTTTTGCAATGCTTTGTAATTAATTTGATGTTGAACTTTTTTGTTCTTTTTACTGCGATTAGCTGTTTGTTTATAGACTTGTGATGGAGTATAACCTTGCAAAGTTTGTATTACGCTTTTTACATATTCATTATCTTCGCGACCAAAATATTTTAATACATATTGTTCCCCTAAGAACACAGCAAGTTTCAATACATCTAATGTTCCTGGAATACTTACATTGATATGCAAACCTGTGCTGTTATCTGCGCTCGTATATAGTTTAAGTTGCTTAGCCATTGCATAAAAGCTTTTTAACGCATTCATTGCTTGATCAGCTGGAAGTGGCGGGCTTACGATTTCTGCTGCGGCATCACCACTATTTGGTTCTAAGCTGCCATCTGGTTCAATGTACCAACTTGTAGTGTTTTTGCTAGATTCGTGGTATTCGTGAAATACCTCTACTTCAGCGTTCATCGCTTGCTCAACCGCAGGCTTTAAGACAGTAGCAGCTTTATCATAATTTGGATTATGATTATCCCAGTAATCATATTCATCTTGATTATCAAGATTAAACTGTTCTGTTCCTGCTAAGAATTTATATACTTTCTTTGGATCTTCTACGTCAAAATACTTAAAAAACTTTTCTTCAATCGCCTCAGGATGTTTATCAAACATTAACTTCATTAAATCGCCATATGTTTCATTTTCTTCTTTTTCGTCTTTAGACATTGATCTTAACAAATCACTAAAAGTGTTAAACTTACCCATACCAGGCTTAACTTTGAATAATATATCAAATTTTCTAGGCGTGATTGATATACTATAATATGGGCCATTAGATGTGTAGTACCAATCATATAAGCTAATTTCTGATTTGAATGCCTCAGCTATAATTTCATCATATTTTTTTTCTTCTTTAGGTACCATATTTAATGTTTTTTTAGGTATGCATACTTCAAACTCAAAGCCAACCAATACACCTTTATCCCCGCCTTCTTTAATGGCGTTGGCAAAGCTAGATGGATTCATCTTAGCTTCATCAACAGTATTTTCTAGTAGGAACTCTTTAGCTCTCACTAGTGATTCCTTTTAAGATTGCACTTTCTTTGAAAGTTCCTGCACTTTTTGGTCTGAACTTACGATATGATTGGCCGGCATTGCCACCTTGTCCCATACCAGTTCCAAATGAAGTATCTTCATCCATATCTGTTCTGCGCCAACCGCCGGGCTGAGTGCCAATTGGCCCAGAAGTGTCTGGTGTTTCATTCATTCCAAATCTATGTATCTTTGGTTCAGGACCTTGACGACCACTATGTTCCCAATCATACCGCATATCTGTTTCAATATCGTTAGCTAACGTATCCCAATAGTCCCATAGATCCTTATAGCCATTCATCTTTGATGCTCGTTCTACATCATCTTGTGTAAATCCATTCTTTTGCATATATGGCCATAATTGATCATATGGATCACCGTCTGGGAAAGAGTTGGAAATTACGCCCTCAATCTTAGACCAAAGCATTTGTAAATCTTGCTTAGATTTTTTCTTTGGTCTATCTAGACTAGCTAGGTATTTTGACGCTTGCCTTTGTGCTTTTTCTGCTTTTCTTCTTGCTATTTCTCTGCGACGAACTTCACCGGATGCTAAGTCTACTAGATTCTTGTTTGCTGCTTTGACCATTGCAGGGTCGCGAGCCTCACCTATCTCATCTTCATCACCACTCATAAGTGCTTCAGCAGACCCCATCAGTGTAGCCATATTCTTACCCATATAACCATGATCATCAGTGATTGCCATTAAGATATGAGGATACCAATATGATTTAGCTCTACCTTCTTCAGGTGTTCCTCTAACTAAACGCATTGCACTTTCAGCAAGTTCTTTCATTTCATATGCAATGTCTAAAAGCTGAGAACCAATTTCGTAATTGTCATCACCTTCATTAATTGCACCTCTATATTGACGATCTTTTAATCCACCGTATGGATTAATTGCTGCTGTTCTTTCTGCTGTGAATTGTCCGGTATAATCTTCGTTCTTTGGCTTTTTACCTTGCTTTTTCATATTGATGGCAATAGCAGCCTGTTGTGCAGGACTTGACGCTTCTTCAACACTTTCATTTGGGACGCAATTATTAACTCTTACACCGCCTTTAATCTTTGTGCCTTCTTTGTGCTTACCTTTCCAGCACTTAGGGTCTAAACGCTGCTTAACCTCACGAACTTCTTGCTTGATTTCAATCTTCTTGTTCGGAAACTTTACGCGAAGTCGTTTTGCATCTTCTTCTGCTTCGTGTGATTTAGAATACTTTGTTGATGGTTTCCCGTCAATGTAAAGAACGGATACGCTCTCGCCTTCGTCTACGATCCCTTTCATTATTGAACTCACGCCGGTCTCCTTAAATGTCATTATTATGTATTTAGTATAAATAGAAATATAATGTAGTTCACGGTACTGGTAATACCCAACTACTCTAACGCTTACAAGGAGCATCAGCTATGTGTATTTATTGTGGTACAGACAAGTACCGTAGAATATATGAACATCATTATGGTCAAATACCGAAAGACGAAACCGGAAGAAAGTATGAGATTCATCATATCGACGGTAAGCGTTCAAATAATGACCCTAATAATCTAATCGCGGTATCTATCAAAGAACACTATGACATTCATTATTCACAGGGTGATTGGTCCGCTTGTTTAAAGATCAGCGGGCATATACAAATAACGCCGGAAGAAAAGTCGGAATTGTCAAGAAAGGCAGCATACGAAAGGCTGGCGGCTGGCGTCCATCATTTCTTAGACAAAGAAGCTGCTACTAAACGAAACTTAAAGAGAGTTAAGAACGGCACTCATCCTTTTCTTAGGCGTGCCGACGGTACTAGTAGAACTAGTGATAGAGTTAAAGATGGCACTAATCCATTTTTAAAGAGGCCGGATGGAACAAGTGTTGCTAGTGACCGCGTAAAGAACGGCACTCATCCTTGGCAAGGTGCAGGCTACCATAAAGCAAGAAACCGCGAAATGTTAGAAAACGGAACTCACCCATCCCAGCAACTTTGGAAGTGTGAACATTGCGGAACTTCCGGTAAGGGAGCGTCAAACTTTAAGCGATGGCACGGAGACAAGTGTAAGTCAAAGTGACCTCACTTATCTCCCAATCTGCAATAGCCCTTGCTATCAAAGTGATAACCAGTTGGGGCATTCTTTAATGTACCAGATTGCCCGGCTTTGATATTAGCATTATGTCTTTTGATACTTTGATCTAGCTTAGAACCAGTCTCTGCTTTAGCGAGAGTGTTCTTTAATGCACCGCTCATTGTCTGTGCTTCTTCAATATTAGTTCCGGTTAAATGTGGCTTATCTCGTAATTTTTTCATTACCATATTCTTGTAATAGTTGACTTCGTTCTTACCCAATCCAGTGACTGCTGGCTTACCGTCGACTAGAACAGCCCAGCTATGCATGTCATTTCCGCCCCATTTTTTGACAGTGATTCTTTTTGCGATTGGGTCAGCAGCCTCACCAACGCCGCCACCTGCAATAACGCCGGCTGTAGTTGCCATTTCAGTTGGCTCATCTAGGGCATCACCTTCTTGGTGACTAATGAGATATTCAGTAACACTAGTCATCATACCCTTAATAGTGCCAATCTTTTCACTTACCCATTCTGGAAATTGATCGTGATTTTCTAATCTACTATGAAGTTCTTTAGCATTGCGAGCAATAGTTCTAAGACTATTCTTTAATGTTTCGCCCTCATGTTCTGCTTTATCTGGATCAAACTTATGAAAACCTGTCTTTAATTTATGACCTTGCCCCGGCACAAGAATCAAATCGTCTTCTTCTAGATGTGCTTCCTTTACTGGCTTCTTTTTTAATGAAATCTTTTCTCCTGCTGGGTCAGTGATACGTATTTGATTACCGTGTCTTCCGCCTAATAATGACCGGGCCGCAGTGCGGGCCTGATCCGCAGTGTCGTGATCACTGTGGTGTTCAAACCGATTGGATTTGTAATTAAATTTAGCCAGCTTATACTTGGAATCATCTTCTTCTAGATGTGCCTCGTGAACCGTCTTCTTTGATTCAGGATCACCTAATGATAATCTCATTTGTTCTTTGCTTTTGCCATATTTCTTTTTGAAATTGCCATTGTCCATATCTTTAAGATCCATAGAAAGCTCTTTCATCTTGCTTTCGTTAACAGTTGTCATCTTAGCAATCGCCTTATTAGCGTCCTCTCTAGTTCTAAAGATTCTAGTGCTTAACGCAGGCTTGCCTTTATATTCTACTTTGAAACACGGCTTTCCCTTGTGATCTTCTGCCTTTACAACCGAATAGTTACTCTTATCGGTAGCTGGCGATTCTGAAATAGAGTTAGCATACTTCTTTTTAGTTTTTGTGCCAGTAAGTAGATTGCCGCCCTTCTTACCACCATAGATACTAGCATTACGAGATTGTGTGGTCATTGGAGAGGCTACTGTAGCGATAGCGCCACTAGTAGTACTTTCATAGATATCTTTAATTTTCATATTGGAAACCCATTGTTATAGAGTATTTATCATCCAACCTAAATAACATATACTAACCTCACACAATGTTTTATTTGAATATTGTTACTATAGTATAAATAAAGCTGAGGTATTTATGTTTAATGACACTGATTATACAAAACAATACTATCGTATAGTAGATATAGCAAATACAAGAGCACCTGGCTATCTATCTAGGAAACAAGCAAAAGCTATCGTAGGCTATGTAGAACGACACCATATTATTCCTAAATCATTGGGAGGAGAAAATACTGCGGACAATCTAGTGTGGCTAACAGCAAACGAACATCTGGAAGTTCATTTGTTGTTACCTAATATGGTTAATAACATTGAACCCAAAAGAAAGATGCTAGCCGCGGCGGTTAGAATGTGTAATCCGCAGAGTAGAACACAACAACGAACATTCAATAATGACTATTCTGATATTAGAGCAGAAGCAGCCCGATTTCATAGTGAATTCATGAGGGGTAAAAATAAAGGGAATAACAATCCCTTTTACGGCAGAACTCATTCGGAAGAGTCTAAAGCCCTCATATCAAAAGGAGGAAAAGGACAGAAGCGAACGGATGAAACGCGAGCCAACTTATCAGCATCTAAGTTAGGTGATAAGAATCCGGCTAGAGAAATAGTAACTTGTCCTCATTGTAACAAAACAGGGATGTCCGGCGGAATGAGAAAACATCACTTTGATCATTGTAAAAAGAAAGGGTTAACTTAAGTTAACCCTTTCTAGTTATAGAAACTTAAATCTCGTTTCCATTTTCATCAATAATCTTGAATCCTTTAGCTTTTTGAGCTTCAGCCCACATGGGGCCGATTTGATCAAGCAAATACTGTTGATTTTCTAAGCAGAAAACATATGATCCACTGTGACGCAATAATACTCTTTTGTCAACATAAATCTTGCCTCCCAAATCTCTAAAGTTCTCTGAAAATGTCCAATCCTCGCTATAATAACGATTCTGACGAACTGCGGTATCAAAATATGTCTTTAGATATTGGTCATACTTTGGATCAAGGCCAATATCATTCTTATACTGCTTGACTGCCGGGTGAACATTAAGCTTTTCGAATACGTGCTTCTTCATCAATAAGAAACCAGTACCTGCCTTTGATACTTCCTGCAATCCGTCAGGACCTTCTTCTGCACCCTCAAACCCGTTAACAACCCACTTGATAGGCATTGTCTTCATTGGGTATAGTCCGCCGATAACGTCAACGTCCCTGTTCAAGAGGACCAATAGATGCCAGGGCTCCCAGCCGATATCGGCGTCAACGAAGAATAAGTGAGTTGCGTCGGGCATATCAAGAAACTTCGCAGTAAGTGTGTTACGTGCGCGGCTAATGAGACTTTCATTAACCATAGTTTCTAATGTCCAGTCAATGCCAAGCTGACGGGCAGTATTTGCCCACTTGATAAAACTCATAAATGTTGATTCTGTAAGCATACCGCCATAGCAAGGCATAGCGATATGTACCTTAGTAGTGCGTAGAAAATCTACGTTAACCTGAACTTGACCTTCCTTGGGGCCTTCCTGCTGCTCTTGTGCAGCCTGTTCAGCAATTTCCTGAACGGCTTCTACGGGAATAATCTTCTGTTCGTTCTTTTTGGTATTCTTAGTAGTAGTTGGTTTACGTGCCATTTGGTCCTCTTTTAAATTATAATGATATTTACGAGGAATTATGGCAGTGAAATTATTTTTCTTCTAAATAATCTCGACTTTCATCTACTTTATTAGATTTTTTACTAACTTTTTCCAACTCATTATGTAACGATTTTACCCGATTCATCAATAAATTAATATCTTTACTATGACGCTCTAGCTCTTGATCTTGGTTTCTATCGTCTTCTTCACTGTGCTTTAAACTACGTAAAACAAACTTAACGAATGCTGTCTGTAAATCAGGTTCCTCTGGGTAATGCTGTTTGGCATAAGCAAGAATACTATGTGTTTCTGGATCATTGTATAAGTCTTCTACACTAGATTTTTCTTCATCAAGACTTTGATCTTGAACAATTAGTTTTTCAATTTCGTCTTCTAGTTGGCCGGGTCTACGGAAACGTCCATATGGACTTATATTTACATACCCAACGTGCCTGTATTCATCAGGTCCTTCTCTATGCCACACAGAATAACTTTCTTTAGTGAATCCTTCGTCATCATCATAACTATCATCACCTAAATAATAATTATTACCTAAATCTTGAACAATATTAGCCATTCGTTTAGAGTAAACATCACCGGGCTTTTCTTGAAGAATTGATTCATTCATTTGTTCTGTTCCCATACCCAAATCAAGCATCTTAATAATATTCTGTGCTAATTTTTGATTTTCTTGTGCAGCAGGATATAAACTCATAACCATAGCTAGTTTACGACGATCATCTAATTTAGGCCAACTATTTCGTATCTCAGTTGCACTCTTGATTCCAGGACCAAACTCTACTGTAGGTAGATATGCCATATATGCGTGTTTGCCGAATGGTTGCATATTCTTACCTGTATATGGTTGAAAATACGCAGGCGACCCATCTTTCTTTGTGCCGCCGGGCTGTGGTTGTTCTGTTCTATCTTTTTCGCTACGAACAAAAATTAGTGTGTCGCGTTCTGGATCATAATTCTGTGTAATTTCTTTAGCTTGAAACGGACTCTTTACTTGTATGAAATGCCCAGGCTTTACACCCGCAACTTTAGCTAGTTTCTCTTTAATCTCAAAAGGAAATGGGCGAGTCTTAGTATCATTAGTTGCTGCTACATAAACTTCTGCGTTAGGGAAGGCTTTTAAGGCGCTATTATATAATGCAGCGTGTCCTGCGTGAAAGGGGTGAAATCCCCCTGGCATAATGACAATTTGACTCATAGATTATTTTCCTGGTGGATTATATGTTTGTTCGTATTCTACTTTGGCTATTCTATAATATCCCTGATCCCCATCCTTAACAAGATAGTCGCCGGGCTTTAGTACCATTGATTCTCCCCAAGGTGCAGTGAACGTGATAGGCTGCTGTGCTGTATAGACTGCTACCATTCTAGGACTTTGTTCTGGAACAACTGTCTGCCCTAGTTCACCTTGATATAACTTAGGAAACTTAGCAGACTTCACCACATAATTTTCTCTGCTCGGGCCACTCATAATAATATCGCCCTTTTCTGCTACATTCTGCGTTTCTTTACCATCGCTAGTAATAGTAACAACCGGCTGTTCCATAGCAGAAACAGTATATGTCATAGGAGGTAATTGTCCTGGCTTGCCGTTGTTGACAAACTTATATTGCTTTGCTTGCTTTTTGGTTGGCAAAAACTCAAGTTGGCTTGCAATTTGATTTATATCAACATCCGCATTTTCATTGATGATATCAATATATTTCCTAAAAAGTTCAACTGACATTTAACTTTCCTTAATATGATAATTTGACGTAATTTACTACGCCGCCCTGAAAGTCCTCAATCTTTGCTCTCATATAGACGAAGTTACCTTCAACGTTAGTGTAGATTTTAGCATTGCTTGCGATTTGAGGTGCTGAATTACTAGCAGCATTTGCGTTTGCTTCCAATTCATAGACTTTAAACCAATCAGTTTCACTTGGGTTACTAGCTAATGTAGCTTCCAATACGATATTACCTGAACAATTAGATAATCCAATGTTCACTGTTTGTAAATCTTGATTTCCTAGATAATATGCAGCAGCAGCCTGGCTATTGCCAGTTACTGTATAGGGGGCACCGTTACCAGGATTGTGATAAACGGTTTGTGGGAATAGGATCAGAGTAGTGACTTGAGACATTAAGCTTTCTCAACCTCTACTAAGACCCCATTACCTGCAAGTTCCTGTGCAACTTGCTCTAATGCAATTTGAGCATCTTCTGTTACGATCTGGTCAGTATCGTCACTGTCTTTTACAAGCTTTGATAACTTGATAACAATGACCTCTTCGATCATTTTTGCCATTATAATACTCCAAAATATATAGAGTATTTATCTTACTTGGGCTTCTTTTCTAACTTGTAATTTTTACCAATTATTTCTGGAAACTTCAATGCCATCATAGTATAATTACTAGAATCATTGTAATTGATAAAATAGTTATCCCACAAGTAAGTATAGTTATAGCGGCTCGACTCTCTATGTAACCAATCGTATAATCTATTACTAGGTTCCAAGTCGGGTGTTCTATTAATATATTCAAGTATATCCCGCTTAGTTTCTAAATCAATTTTACCATTAGTTAAATAAAGCCTAAAGGTACTAGGAGGATCCTTAGCAAAATACTTGATACCAGTTGGCATCAGTTCTACTTTATACAACTTAGGTGATAGGTTATCAATCTTGAATATTTCTTTCAAGAACTTAAGATCATCGCTATAGAATACAAAACTATCATTTTCTCTACGAATAGTTCCATCTATAGTCTTAAATCTAGTCTTAAACTTAATGATTTTATCAATTGTGTTTAGGTCTTTACCAGTTAAATCCTTATATTTAATTGGAGTATGATACCATTTTGACTTCTCGCGGTCCTTAACATACATTTCAAACTCAGCAAGAGTATTAGCATAATGGGCACATCTTAACCCAATATATTCAACTGACATTTTATAGTTGTATTTGTTCCAATACAACTTATCTCTATGTTCAGTTTTCAATTTGAATGATGCCGTCATCACCGATCCTTGCATTCTGCTTGACAGTAATTTCAAACGTAACATCTTCGTTATCCATTACTGCTAGCACATTCGCATTGTTGATACGCTCAAAAAGAATCTTCTTTGACAATGGAACACGAATCAACTCGTCAATCTTACGAGCTAAAGGACGAGCGCCCATCTTGTTATCATATCCTACCTTAGCAAGATGATCAACAACTTCTTCGGAAAGATTGAGAGTGATATCGTGCTTGTCAAGTAGTGGCTTCTTAAGTTCTTCTACGAACTTGATAACGATCTTCTTGATAGAAAGCGTATCAAGCTTGTTGAACTTACAGACCATATCAAGACGATTTCTAAACTCAGGCTTGAAGAACTGCTTAAGTGCCTTATCGTCTTCACCGGTGCGTTCAAGATCACCGAAGCCGATAGTGTTGCGTTCATTGTCTGCACTACCAAGATTGCTAGTCAAGATAATAAGAGTATTCTTGCAAGATACCTGCTTACCATTTGAACCAGTAACTGTTCCCTCATCCAAAATCTGCAAGAAGATATTGAAGATATCGGGGTGCGCCTTCTCAACTTCATCAAAGAGTAGAATTGAATGAGGGTTCTTGCTCAAGTCTGAAATCAAACGTCCACCCTGCACCTGCGAATCGCCGAAGCCTACATAACCCGGGGGCGGACCGATCAAGCTACTTACGCTATGCTTTTCTGAATATTCACTCATATCATACTTAAGCAATGGCATATCCAAATTCTTGGACAATAGCTTAGCCAATTCTGTTTTACCCGTGCCAGTTGGGCCCAAGAACAAGAAACTTGCGATAGGCTTAGTATCGTTACCGATACCAGCAAACGAAACATAAACACGTTCAAGAACCTTGTCAACAACTTCGTCCTGACCATAAAGCTTGTTCTTTACGTTCATTTCAAGATTCTGAACACGATCCATATTATCGCCATTCAACTTGTCAGCCGGGACACCAGTGAACTTCTCGACCTGCTCAAAGATCAACTCCTTAGTAATGTCTACTCCCTTGCGACCAAGCACCTTCTGCTTAGCACAGGCAGCATCCAATAGGTCGATACTCTTGTCAGGATTCTTTCTATCGTGAATATAACGGGCAGCATTATCTACTGCGGCCTCGACCGCCTCGTCAGTGATATGGACTTCGTGGAAATCATTTAGCCTGACTGCAAGACCCTTAAGAATACGCACTGTGCTGTCACGGCTAGGCTCATCAACGCTTACGCGATAGAACCTGCGCATCAATGCACGGTCCTTCTCAAAGCTCTCATAGAACTCTTCCCAAGTCGTGCTTGCGATTACTTTCAATGTGCCCTTAGTGATGGCGGGCTTAAGCATATTCGCAAAATCAACTGCACCATTACTTGCTCCACCTGCACCCTGCATAGTGTGTGCTTCGTCAATGAAAAGGATAGCCTTCTTCTTTACGTTAAGCGCATCGATGACCTGCTTGACCTTTTCTTCGAAGTCGCCGCGATAACGACTACCTGCAAGCAATGAACCTACTTCAAGACTGTAAAGTTCAAAGCCCTCAAGGAACTCAGGGACATTGCCTTCTACGATTGCGTTGGCGATTCCTTCTGCAATAGCAGTCTTACCAACGCCCGGGTCGCCGACCATCAATACGTTGCTCTTGAAACGCTTAGCAAGAACATTGATAATATCGTCAATTTCCTTAGTGCGTCCAATCACTGGCTCAAGCTTTTCATTGCGAGCCAAATCAGTTAGATTGATTGTATATTCTTCGAGGATTTCATCAGCTTGATTGTCTGTAATGCCGCCGGAATAGTCTCCGCCCTTATAAGTCTTCTGCCAGTGAACAAGAAAATCACCCTTAATCACACCATACTTGAGAAGGAAATAGTGAGCGTGGCTATTGTTTTCGCTAGCAATGCTCATATAAAGATCGATAGTAGCTACTTGCCTACGACCAGTAAACAACACCTGCGTAACACTGCGATTAATAACTCGCTCAAGTGTATTAGTGCGCTTGGGCTGGATACCTGCTTCCTTGGAAACGATTGACTGCAATCCACCCAAATATGCTTCAATTTCTTGAATCATCATATCAGTGTCTACGTTAAACCCATTAAGACACTTCTTAAACGGAGGATGATTGACCAATGCGTGTAGTAGGTGTTCTACGGTCACATATTCGTGCTGCCTCTGCTTAGCAGATTCAATAGCGTGTTCGATAATGTTTTCAATTTCAGGTGAGGATTGCAATGTATTTTCCTTTTAAGTATTTATTTGGTGTTGTTTGATAGTCTCTATGACTTCAGTTGGTATATTATCAGGAACGAAGGGTTTTAGCAATAGTATTTGGTCACCAAAAGTCCCATTTCTAAGTGGCATTCCATATCCGGGAACTCGTATATGTTGTGTGGGCTGCGTTCCTGGCTTAATCGTAATTTTTAATGTTTTACCATTGATAGTATTAATATCTACTTGCGTCCCTACTATTAGGTCCAATACTGATATTGGTTGTATTGAATACAAATCATTTCCGTGCCTTTCAAATCTATGATCCGGCAACACATAAAACTCAACAATAAGTTGTGCGTTATCAATTACATTATCGAGCCTAAGTGATTCTCCTGTTTGCACTCCCAAAGGAATTTTTACGTTGATTATTTTTTGCACGTTGCCGGTATTTAATTGTAGGGTGTGATCGTTTCCATTATATGCATCTAATAATGATACTTGAACTTTTGTTCTATAAACCTGCTGTCTAGGTTGTTGTCTAAAGTCTCCGCCCCTGCCGAATACCTGACTGAATAATCCATCAAGATCGAACCCATTTACATTAAAGCTGAACCCTCCCGGATGCTGGTTGAATATATTATGTTGTTGTGGGTTGTCGTATTCTGCTCGCTTTTGAGGATCACTTAATGTTTCATATGCGTTAGTTATTTCTTGGAACTTACTAACATCACCTCCCTTGTCAGGATGATGCTCCATTGCAAGTTTACGATATGCTTTTTTAATTTGATCTGGCGAGGCATCCTTGGGGACACCTAGTGTGTTATAATGATCCATAATCATATTTAACACATAGTATGTTAAATGTCAAGAATTATTTTAATGATGTGCTAGGAGCAGAATTTACTGTAGTGGTAACCTGAGTTACACCTTCGATTTTTTCCTTAGTGCGACCATATGCAGCGATACCTAGGACAGCACCCATTGCAACGTGGAATAACCCAGCACCTTGCAAACTAATTGGTTGCCAGGGAGTAGTTACACTACCCTTGCTTACGACTTGTAATATAGACCATAGTATGGGGAAAATAATGAAGTCGCAAATACAGACTGCCATATACATCCAGCCCATTGCTGGTCGCCATTTTTTGTTGATCCAGTCTTCGTTGTCATTCGCAACCAAAACATCTGCATTCTGTGCAGCATTGTCGCCAGCTTGAGTTAAAGCGGCGTTGTTTAAATTCATAAGTTGGTTAGCTTCTTGATTTCTTTGCTGTACCTGTGCCATAAAGTTTAAATCTCCGGTCATCGATTCTTCGTGTTCATCGTTTCTTGCGACTAATTGAAGTTCCTCGCTAGTATTTTGCTGAGCTAACCACATAATTATATTCCCGCTATTTCTTTCATATTTTGAATAAGTCCATCATCTTCGTATACCGATTCTACATCTAGTCCGGCAATTGTTCTGAACTCATTAAGTTCTTCTTCTACTTCATCATCTTTTTTGTATTCGTTTGGATTTAATATCATAGTTTGATGAAGTAAATGCTCATCTGCGTCATATTCTTCATCATCAATGATTATATTCCAATCTTTGAGTTTATAACCAGTTAATGTTTCTAGGTCCGTCAACAAACTAATTATTTGTTCTGGAGCTTTACTTCTACGTTTGATTTCAACAAATACTAACCATTGTCCGGGTTCGATTTCACCATCGCTGACGCTTGCATCTAAAACAAATTTATATCCCAATTCAAACCAAGTTACTAAATCTTCTGCTGCTAATTTTGAATTAGTAGTAAATGTTATGGTGATAATATCTTTGTCTTCACCCATCTTAGCAGCATACTCATCAACTGTAATAGTGTCTTTAAGTTGACCTTCAAGGTCCATGTAATCTAGGCTCATATTACATCATCCCCATTTCTGGACCGGGCGCTGCCATTTCACCAGGAGCTCCGCCTAGTGGCTGATTTTCTTCTGCTTGTGTGTCTGATCCTGCATCTTCTTTAGTTGAATCGTCTAGGTCTTCATCGTATGCGTCTTCAATTTCACTTAAGTCAATAGACTGGTCAGCAAGATCAATAGAACCTTCTTTAATGTCATCCATTAAGTCAGCAGGTACTACAATCTCTATGAACCAAACTTTATGTTCTTTCCACTTAGGATATCTTGTACCGGGCTCAAAGTCTTCATAGTCTTTAACTTGAACGGGAACTTTGATTTTACCTTTACCAAATGTAACTTTGCACCCTATGTTTACCAAACGTAATGCCCCTCTAGGGTCTGGCATTAACTTGTATGGCCACATGAATGTGCATTTGCAATTGTATCGTCCGATAACTGGACCATCAACTAATTCACCGACGATCCAATTTTTAAAGGCATACAAGTCGGCTTCATCTAATACTCGTTCAAAATCGAGTAATGTGGACATAGATCCGTCGCTCATATAGACACCCTTGATAGTATCTACAATAGAAACGAAGTCAATATCGTTAAAGAATTTATCTGCTGGTAAAGTAGTCATATATGTATTTATCTCTCCAGCTATAATAAGAAGGAAACAACTTTAGCAATAAGCTTTATATTTATCATAGGAAACTATTTTTCACATACTCATAGTTTACTCATTATCCCCTATCTAAGTAAGTTTGAGAGCAAATGCTTTCAAACGGTATCAGGAGACCATACTTGACAAAGAGAAAAACAAGCGCACTAAGAAAAGACACACGATACACACAGAAAAAAGATTATGAAAGTAAACCTTTCTATAGTAATGAATCAAAGACAATTGACTTCAATCAAGCCAGTCCCAAGAGGACCAAAAAGTCCATCGAACTAATACCGCAATCGGTAAATCAGGAAAAATATATAATCGCATTAACTGACCCTGACACAGATATAGTCGTGGTGAGTGGCCCTGCGGGAACTGGTAAAACATATCTTGCAATGCTTGCAGCAATTCAAGCTATGCGTAGTGGTCAGTGTGACAAGATTCTACTAACAAGACCCGCGGTTGCTGTTGATGATGAAAAGCACGGGTTCTTACCCGGCGACTTGAACTCAAAGATGGAACCGTGGGTCAGACCATTGTTTGATGTTTTGAAAGAGTTTTACTCAACTAAAGAATTGGAGTATATGATAGATGAACAAGTTATTGAAATAACCCCACTAGCCTTTTGCAGAGGCCGTAACTTTAAGCACAGTTGGATTATTCTGGATGAAGCCCAGAATGCAACGCCTAGTCAGATGAAAATGCTAATGACAAGAATTGGTGAGGGCAGTAAGATTGTCATTACTGGCGACGTTGAACAAACCGACAGAAAAACTCCCGACAACGGATTATTAGATTTGAAATCTAAAATTATAGAGTATCGTGTGCCAGGTATGGTATCTTGTGAATTTACTAATAAGGATATTAGGCGTCACGAAATTATTGAACACATATTGAATATGTATTCATAAAGTAAATGGGGCGAAAGCCCCATTTACTTCTTTTTACTTTCTTGCGCTCTACGCTGCTGTCTATTCATTGGCTGCTCTTGCATTGCAGTAATATTAGCCTCACGCTCTAACTGATCAATTAAGTTAGGATAGACCTTATAATAATAATCTCTTAGTTGCTCAAAGGTAGAGTCGTGTTCATTGCCCTCAATGATACACTTAATAATCTTTTTATCAGCAAAGTCAAGAATGACATTAGCATTGATCTTATCACTATCACGAACTCTTTTGCCAACACTGACCATTTCGTCAATCTGTCCACCCATCTTTCTGAGGAAACTAATCAATAAGTAACGGATAATAACCTCCTAGTATAAATAGTTGTGAGTCACGGAACTGGCATTCCTACTCACTCTAATTCTGTTAAGGAGAATCAGCATGAATATTTATTATGTCTACGCATATCTACGAAAAAATGACTCAACTACAGCTAAAGCAGGAACCCCTTATTACATAGGAAAAGGCAACGGGAACCGAGCGTTTGCTAATCACGGAAAACTTAAGGTTCCAGATGACCTTTCAAGAATTGTATTTCTTGAACAAAATCTCACCGAAACCGGAGCGTTTGCGTTAGAAAGACGGATGATACGATGGTACGGTAGAGTAGATAATGACACCGGCATACTACGAAATCTCACCGACGGTGGAGACGGATGTAGCGGATATAAGCATACCGAAGAGCATATTCTAAGAATATCAGGCGAGAACAGTCACAACAAATTAGAAAAATACCGAACACTGCAATCCGAGAGAATGCTGTCTTTGGGTGAAAGACACCCTGCAAAAAGCCAAAAAAGTCGTGAGGCGTTTAAGAAGCGTATGAGTTCTCCGGAAGTACGAGCGACTAGAAGTAGAAATAGAACAGGTGCCGGTAACCACCAATATGATCACACTTTATATTCATTTAGAAACAAAGAAACTCAAGAAGTAGTTACCATGACAAAATACGATTTCTGTAATTACATCAGTGCCTCAGCCAGTAATATTTATAATTTGGTCAACCGCACAAAATATTACAAATCAGTCAAGGGTTGGGAATTAGCTACATAATTCAACCATCATGGCCGCAATGCTTATTTCAGGTATCCCTACTAAGGGCAGGTTTGCTAACGTATTGCGAATGATCACAATTGAAGCATCTTTGCTCTCTTGAGTCTTACCCCAAAGATCAAGATTGTCATATGCCCATCTTACCACATCTTCTACCCGAGTTGGATATAGACTGATATATTGTAACAATTGCTGACGACCTTCAAGAATCTTACCACTCTTGAACAATTCTGTAGCAGCGACCAATAGTTCATCTTCGCCACTACCAGTTGACTGTGGCTTGGCAAGAGAACCAGTGATGCTATTCTGCTGTAACTGATTCAAACACTTTCTTAGATCGGGATAACAGGCACGAACATATGTGTCAAGGTCATCTAGATCAAACTCAATGTTTTCGTTTATAAGAACAGTAGCGGCACGAGTTGTGTATTCCGTGATATCGGGCTTTGCGATATGGAATTCGTGACAACGACTTTTCAACGCAGGAATAATTTTGTGCTGATAGTTACAAGTTAAAATGTATCTGACTGTTTCGTGATATGCTTCCATATCATTACGCAATGCTGCCTGTGCTGGCTGAGTAAGATAGTCAGCTTCGTCTAACAAAACAACCTTGAACTTGCCGAAAGGCATAGTCTGCACAAAGCCATTGATTTTTTCTCTAAGGTTGTCAATGCCATTTTCTCTACTAGCATTGATTTCTAGAACGTCAAAGTCTTCTACATTAAGTTCATTGATAAGAACCTTAGCTAATGTAGTTTTACCTGTGCCGGGATCGCCTGAAAGCAATAGATGGGGAATAGACTCGTCTTTGATCCACTGCTCAACTGTGTTCTTTTGTCTATCGTCAACAAACACATAATCATCTATTTTAGATGGGCGATATTTCTCAACCCACAACCGATTCTTCACTGATTAATCCTTCTTAAAAAGAGAAGATAACACACTATCATCGCCAATGTCAAGATCAATGTTCTCCAAATCACGAATGGATTTGTATGTCTTTAAGAACATATAGGTTGCTGCTCCTGCTGCACCTATTAATGCAGCAAGAGCAACTATTTCTTTTTTAGTTTGATTTTTCATAATTTTTCCATTATTTAAAGTGACCATAGTACGGAATTTTACTAATATGGGTATTTTTTTCTCACTTTAAAGTCTTAAACAAATAGTGATTCTCGGCTCACGGCCCTACTAGAAATGTTTCTCAATATTCGTTTAAGCAATAACCTTATCACTCATTGTATAATCTTCTACTGGTTCATCACTAATTAATAAAATGTCATTTGGATCTACTTTACGGATCGTTTTCTCGCCGTCTTCGTCTTCAATTGCTATCCCACGACTCCAGCGACCGTGTGCTATCATAATATAATCATCTACTTTAATATCTGTAACATCCGGACCAACAGCGTAGACCTGCGCCCATCTTGGCCGAATGCCTTGGCTTTTCATATCGTCGTCCATAAGAATGATTCCACCCCTACTTAGACGCTCTTTAAACTCCATTCCGTGAACTAAAATAGTATCCTTTAGTGGAGTAATCTTCTCAATCTTGTGCTTTGTAATGTGTATTTGATTTGCCATTTTTACTTTTTCTTAGTAGTTACATCAATATTTGGATCAAAGAAGTCAGGAGCTTCACTTGCAGGCTTAACGACAAAGTTCTTTTTGTTTTCTTCGGCCTTCAATACTTCGATAGCAAGTGCATCTTCGTCATTTTCTAATTCAAATTCCTCTTCCAATAATTCGATTTCTTCTTCTACGGGTTCAGCAATAACTTCATTTTTAACTTTTTGTTGGTTAGTAGACTGAGCCTTGTTTGCAGCAGCAATTTCGGCAGCTTCTCTTTTCTTCTTGAGAAGATTTGCCGCTCTATTTGCTACAGTCTTTTGGTAAGCTTCTCCTACCTTTTTAGTAACAGGAACGACAACTCTACCGTTACTGTCAATAGTATCACCTCTAGCGTTGACGTTCATATTACCTACCGCACGAACTCTTTCGTTCATTGCAGCAAGTCTTGCCATATCAATTGTTTTTCCTTGTGCTGATCTATAAACACCCATAAATTAACTCCTTGTCATTTTTATTTATACAGCGAAAACCTTACTTTAAAAACTCATCAACAGAAAGGTCATAGTATAATGAATTAATCTTATGGACACCAATTAAAAACAATACAAAACTACTAACGCTAGAGCCTCTCCCAACTCCCCATACTATTTTATGTTTCCTCATCGTATCTACAAAGTATTTTAGATATCTAAGTAACATAAACATATCACGTTCTTGGTAAAGCAATAACTCTTCACCAGCACGTTGTAGTTCTTCCTGATTAGTGCATTGATCTAATACAAACTGTGCAATATCAAAAGTTTTGTATTCGTCAGGAAGAAACCAATTGTTCTGACATTCTTTATCAAAATCTTCAATGCTACTATCACTAACCAGGTAGTCAATCAGTTCCGGTATATTTTCTAGTGACAATTCATTATTGAATACTATTTTTTTATTTACGATAACGTTATTTAAGCTAATGTCAGGATTGGATAGATACAAGTCTATTAAGTCATTCTCATTATATATGATTTGGCCGAACTTGTCTCTTTCCATAGTGTCAAGATAGCACTAACTTAACATAATGTCAATATTAAGTTTTACCCATTTCTTTCCAGGATAACCCCAAACTAATCCAATCGTCTTCGTGAAATAACTTGACTACGTTCTCTCCAGGATAACCATTCTCATTTGTAATTGACATACTTGCGTTATTCCACCAGTTATTTCCAGCTAATACACTTTCTGCTTCTTCACTGACGATTGAATATCTAACACCCTCGCTCATCGCACTAGCCAATACCATATCAGTAATACGTATTCTATTTTCCATTATAGCATTTAACTTGTTTAAAACTACCATTGCTACAACTTGGTCCCAGGGTTCTTCTGGTAGTTCACAAACTCTTATGCCCGCCATTTTGTATTTGTTGATAGATTCAGTATCTAAACAGTGAACAAAGATACAATCACTGAATATACATTTCAGATAATGTAATATCCTGTCCATAGCCACTTGCTGTTCTCTTGCACTGTCTGTATCTATGAGCATAGATAACGTAATGTCATAGGTATTAACGTAAAACTCCTTTTTGAAGTGTAGTGCAGCGTGAAAATAGAAGTCTCGTTCAATCCTAGTGTTCATAATTTATCCGACTGAATGTTGATTTGATTGTTTAGTTTTTGCTTAGCGAACATCTCATCCATCTTTTTAGAATATTGACCTCTATAGCTTTCAATCACCATCTGTAATTGATGAATTAATGGACCATTACCAGTTCGATATGCAAAAGTCAATTTGTTCATTAATCCAGATATGGTATCTTGCAATTCTTCTAGTGACTTGTCAGCAAGCGTAGATTTATCAATGAATGGATGTTCCATATTACCAGTTATTCAGTTGTATTCTTTTCCAAATGTCAGGACCAACGTATACAGTTGCTACAGCGTCTACATTTGTTTTATTACCAACTGCGTATTCAGTTCCTGCAATACCATTAAAGCGACTTTGACTTATAGTAATGTTGGGTGAACTAATAGTCTTGATATAATAAACTTCATTCTCAAGAATATTAGTATTTCCACTATCAGTATTTCCAGTAAAGATGATCGGAGAGTTTTCAGTTAGATCAACTGTGCTGCTCAGTTTGATGATGTTGCCGGTTGAATAAGTGTTAATTACATCTTTTTCTTCGATGTTTGCTGAAAAATTGTTAGTGCATACATACATATAGCTGACAGGGTTTAAATACATATTACCACTGTCAGCAGAAAGATTTACGTTTCCGCCTCCCGCAGTTGATGAGATAGTAAAAGTGTTTCCATTTACAATATTATTGATATAGTAAGTAGTATCTTCTGTGATACCGCCTAGTAGTTCGCCGGTAAATGTTACGGGCATATCAATATACATACTGCTAGTGCTTGACGTTAATATCTCATCATTTGCATAAGTATTTGTAATTGATAGTTGAGATTGTGAGGTCCCTACACTAACAGTACCTGTTACGTCGCCTGGAATCCCAGTCGGGGGAGGATTTCTATTTACTATCTGTGTTGATTGGAATGGTCTATTAATAGGTGATACTGTAATAGTATTACCACAATCAATAGTGCTGAATGTGTATTCAAGTATTTGAGTATTTGCGGGCGCAGTCAATGTTGCAGTGTTTGCAACATTAGCATAATTCTCAAGTAAAGTTACACCAAAGTTATTGTTACTACTTACACATTGACTGGGCAACGACACAGTAGCATCAGTATTAGCTATAGTAAGTCTTACAACAACATTACTTTCTGTGTTAGTAGGAGCCCAACTGCCAAATTGTAACAAAACATCCTGAGTGACAGTACCATAATGCACATCTGCTTTGTTAACATCGACTAACACTGTACCTGAAAGAGCGTTTCCTAAATTATATGTAGTAGCTCTAAATCCTCTAGTCGATAAATTGCTAATCAATGTATTAGCCATATCATTGTTTAATGTCGAATTATCTAGTGCAGCTTTCAATACAACTTTGTTTTGCAGGTCAGTGATTTCCGCACTGGCAGTATTCAAGTTGGTTTTTATTTGAGTAAAGTTATCACGGAACCCCTGAGAACTATTGTTTTTCCCGGGTATTGGATAATTTACGTTGATGCCGTTAGTGTTAATCTGACTCATATTAATAATTCCATAATGTATTTATTACTGTGTTTTATCGGATAAAATAGTTTGCCTAGGGAACCAAACATAAAAGTTCTTAGAATCCTTAGGATCGGGTACAGGAGTAGCACTAGGCAAGCCTATCCAGGCGGGAGGATTAAGATTATTATCATAATCATAGCTTGTGCTTTTGTCTACTGTGAATCTATCAATCTTGAAGTTAATCTTATTTAGAACGAAGGGCGTTCCAGCAGGAGTTGTCCAATTATTTTCAATATTTTCTTTGATGATTTCACTATACGCAACTTCTAAGAATGTTACATCCATACTACCAGTTGAATCAACTAATGTGTATGCCTGTCCCTCTATTGTCTCGCTAATAATAATTTCAGTTTCAGAAACTATTTGTTTAATATAATAAGTTTGATTGTTAACAATGTTACCATATGTTTTACCAGTAAATATTAATGGCTTGTTTACTATAAAGCCCTCAGTGCTATCCACTGTAATGATATTATCGATACTCTTAGTTTGTGTAGCTTGTGTTGTGTAGGATCGTCTTGGTTTTGTATAGCATATTACCCAAGCCGGCGTGAATCCTAAGCTAGATCCATTTAGTTGCTGACTTGTCATCCATAATGGCAATACGTAAGTATTTTGTTCCTGCCCCAACTCATCAATAACTTGTTGACGCATATTAGGAAGACTATTCGGATATAATGTTTGTGCAAAGCCCGGGGTTAAACTTGTATAATAATCTTGCCCATTTGGATTCATTATATAGCTAGTATATAAATTAGTCTCGCTAGTATACCACTGACCCAAATATAATGGGATAGGTCTTGGCCAATCAATCTGCTTTGAAATACTAACACCGTTTGGATTAATAATCAATGTTTGATCGAAAACATTAAACTCAATATCTTTATTATAGTTTACTAGATTATCATACACTACACTGTATAACACTTCATATATTATTTCGCCGGTGTTCTCATCACGCGCTATTGCTGTTCTCAATTCACCTAAAGTTATGTTTCTCCAATAGTGATTTTTAGTAACTGCTGCAACATATTCGTCAAAATTACTGGCATTTATTCCATATGCGTGTTCATATATAATTGAACTTGCCTTGCCAAAATTACTATCGTCCGGTCTATAAATGAATTCATTCGGAATCAACTCAGTATTGTTTAACAATGACGCTAATAAGTCTCGGTCTTCAACACTAGGAGTGCATTTAATATATAATGTATCCATCGGTTGACTAAACTTCTGAAATACTGTAATTGTAAACTCTTTGGTACTATTGACAACTGGATAATTCGGTGAATACGCTTTTACCGTAAAAGTAAAAGTTGTTGAATCTCCTTGTTCCAATAAATCAGTTGTGGGCTGAAATGCCACAACGCCGGTTATTTCACCGTTCTCTTGAAGAACTAAATTAGGTGGCAACGAACCCGAGTCAATAGTATATTGAAGATCAAGATCGCAAACCGCTTGTATTTTGAAAACACTAGTAGTATCGTTAAAAATTGTTCCTAGGTTGTTATTAGAAAGCCAAATTATATCACCACCTACGTTGTCTCTTAAGTAAAATGAAAAACTATAGAAAGGAGACTGAACAGATGGATAAACTCTTTTTCTTACTGCCGCATTAAACTCAAATTTTCCTATACTATTATCTGCAATAATAGGATATCCGGTAATCCACCCTGAAGAAGTATCGCCGGTCAATCCATTTGGTAAATCAGTGAATACATATTCAACATCATCTTCGTCAAAATCATATCCTAATATCCTAAATGAAAACAGATTATCGCTACTATATTTTCCTATATAAGCAGGGGTGTTTGGCGGATAGGTTGTTCCCTTACTGTTAGGAGGAAAAGAATAATAATTATAATTAATGTCATTTTCATATATGTTATAGCTTAATGGTCTGGTATTGAGTGCTGTAGGTATGCGAGAATGTATTGGCCTACCGGGTCCGCCCTCAGGAATTGGTAAGTTTTGATTTATAATAACCATTCTATATGCACGTATACTTGAACCATATGCACTTTGTAGTTTAAGAGTAAAGCTATAAGTTTTTTTAGTTGGAGTTCCTACCTGATAATCAGGTAAAGTTATGTTCATATATCCTGTATCGTTTTCTAATCCAAATGTAGGACCATCTACTGACGTTGAAATAGTGAATGTTGTACTGTTAATTACTGATTTAACATAATACGTGAAATTAGCTACAATACCACCAAACGTGTCTCCAGTGAAGTTAATTGGTCTACCTGCAAAAAAGCCAGATGTATTATAACAAATAATAGTGTTGTCTTTAGTTTCCGTTGCAGAAGTATTAATCAATCCGGCGTTTGTTAGATAGATAGGAGGTTCTGGGTATCCCCTAATAAGCCCATACTGATTAATTTCAAGCCCCGGAGGCAATTTACCTTGTATGAGTCTAATTAAGATATCAGTATTGGGTATTGGATTAGTATATTCGATTTGCAATTCAGTCCATATACTATCAATCGTAGTAAGAATATTCCCAGCCGGGGTAGTGAATTCAGGGGCATCTATACCAGACATTAATATAGAAAATGTCCTATCGTTAATATTTCCTAAATTATCGGTAATTCGCACTACAAATGTACTTATTGTGTTTTCAAAAACGGGATTGCTGATTCCATATATAATCCCGTTGTCAGTAATTTGTAATCCATCTGGTAAATTACCACTTATGATCGCAAACGTTAATGAAGTTGCAGGCGCTACCGGCTCAGCCTCGAGGAACACAGGTATAATTTTAGATCCAGAAGGGAATGAACCTATTTGTCCTGCACTAGTAATCCAAACTGGTTGAGCCATAATAATCCTTAGGTTAACGCCTTTAACGCAATTGCATAATGATGCTGTCTATCAGCAAGACCATTAGTGCCGCCATTTATTCTACGAGTTAATCCAACAAAGTCACCCTTGTCAGCATAAATGTTTAACTTGTTCACATCCCAGAACCAAGCCGCACTTGCTACTGCACCTTCAGGAGTCTCAAGATATTGAATAGCTTCATCAAGTGTTTTACCAATTGCAGTTGCAAAGCGTGTATAATTATTGCGGCCGGTTAATTGAATTAATCCACGACCGCAGAACTTATATCCGTCGCCTGAACTTTCTGGACCATTGCCCATACGATTCGCATACACTTTATTTGCAATCTTTTGCGGATTGCGAGCATATGGTTGCGCACTTGCAACTGTGGGAAAATACTTCTTGAATGTTCTGTTTAGTGCTTGTGCAGAATAATTCAATCCTTCTTTGGTGAAGTTGAAACCACCAGACTCGTGTGCTACTTGAGCAAGAAACGCAGCCATTCTTTTTGGATTAGCAAAAAGATCATAGTGACTACCAACTGTGTTCAACGGCTCAACATATTTTGCAAGAGTCGCTGCTTTAGTTGATGGACATAATTGTTTCAACAAGTCTAGTGTTACTTGAGTCATTATGGCCTCCCTTGACCTCGATATGCCTTATAGCTTCTACGCTTGTTTTTATTCATAGTACCAAACTTAATACTGTTTCTACTAAGACCAATCGTAGTCTTTCCCTTTACTTGATCTGAAAAAGATACTTTATTTCCTTTGTTAGAACCGCCACTTGATTTTGGTTTTGCCATTTTATATTCTCCTATATATAAGTATTTATTGTTTAGTTAAAAGAACATCATAAGCATATTGCCTGTGCTAGGTACAGCAACAGTGTAAGTTATGATCAATGCACCTTGCGCGCCATTTCCGCCATTACCAGTACTATATCCGCCGCCGCCACCGCCGCCGCCATAATTACCAGCAGACCCGCCTATATAATTAGCAGTAGTGCCATAACCCCCGCCGCCGCCGCCACCACCTGACCCTGCAGTGCCTCCTGCGGTGATGGTATATTCAGTACCATTACCTCCAGCGCCGCCGCTGCCTCCAGTACCACTAGTAACAGAGTAGCCGCCACCACCGCCGCCGCCATTTGAACCTACTCCCCCTGCAGGAGTGCCAGATGAACCACCAGTACCTCCAGCTGCACCTAGATATGTTAATCCGCCATTACCACCATTGCCGCTAGACGTAGTAGTAC